ATGCAATTCGAATCCGCCGAAGAACAAGAAGCGTTCCTCTCCAAAGCCAACCACCTCCACAAGTGGAGCGGCGAATACCAATACGAGAACCTCCTTCTCGACGTGCTCCAAAACGGCGACCCGTCCAACGACCGCACCGGCGTCGGCACCATCAGCCTGTTCGGCACACGCATGGAGTTCGACCTATCCAAAGCCTTCCCCCTCATCACCAGCAAGAAGGTCTTCATCAAAGGCGTCATCTACGAGCTTCTATGGTTCCTCAAAGGCGACACCAACGTGCGTTGGTTACAGGAGCACGGAGTGCACATCTGGGATGAATGGGCGGACGAGAACGGCGATCTGGGACCCGTCTACGGATGCCAGTGGCGCAATTGGCCGACCGACCTGGGCGGCATCGACCAGATCGCCGACGCCATCGAGACCATCCGCGAAGACCCGCACTCCCGACGCATCATCGTCAACAGCTGGAACGTCGAATCCCTAAGCCGGATGGCGCTGCCGCCATGCCACTGCCTGTTCCAGTTCCATGTGCGCGGCGACAGGCTCGACTGCCAGCTGTACCAGCGTTCCTGCGACATGTTCCTCGGCGTGCCGTTCAACGTCGCGGAATACGCGCTCCTGACCATGATGGTCGCCCAGCAGACCGGCTACAGGCCAGGACGGTTCATCTGGGTGGGCGGGGACACTCACATCTACAGGAACCATCTGAAACAGGTCGTGGAGCAGCTCGAACGCGAGCCGCGCCCGTACCCGCATATGAGCATCGACAAGGCGTCTAGCATCGACGCGTACACGTATGACGACTTCCACTTGACCGGCTACGACCCATGGCCCGCGATCAAGGCACCGGTGGCCGTCTGAGGCATAAAAAAACGGGGACATCCTCATAGAAAGGATGTCCCCGTTTTTTTGTATGCGGTCACATCATGCTGTCCGACGCCACCGCGATGAGCACGACCACTACACACAGGACGATGCCGAGGCCAAGGAAAATCCACGCGTTCGTCACATGGGTTGAATTACGCGAGTTGATGTACTTCAACGCCTGCTCCTTCACCTTGCGCTCCACCTTGTCTGTATCATCCTCAGACTCGGCAACGCTCTTATATAATTCAGCCAGCGGTTTCTGACTGCCACCGGCATCCTCCATACGCTCCAACTCGTACTGCGTCTTCCAGTCGATCAGGCCGGACATGCGGATGCCGTTTCTCACGGCCATCTGCGTCAACAGAACGAACACCGCGAGACCGACGAACACAGCCGCGATGACGATAAGAAAACCCATGATGCTCTCCTTTGCTCTCCTGCAATATGTCTCAACAAGGATTATCCCCCCAATTGATGGCTGATGAATCATGGGCGTTTCTCAAACAAGCCATCCTTGAGAATCTGCCGGTAGTCCGTAAGAACCTGCATGGTCACGTCCAGCTCCGCCGCCATATGCCAGGTGTCGCCGTCCCACATCCGTTCGGCCATGGCGAACTCGGTCGGGCTTATCAGCATCAACGCCGTCTCGCGCCGCGCCCTACGCTCGCATTTCACGCCGAACCGCGTGCCGCAGCCAAGATCACGGTACTTCGCGTGCACAAGCTCGTGGCATAGGGTGCAGAGCCTCTGCCGGTCGTTCAACCAATCCGCAAGCCATATCGTGTTCAACCGGTCGCAATACAGGCCGCAGGTGGTACCCGGCATGTCCGTCTCCAAGATTCTCACATGCATGGCTTCGGCCTGACGTTCCAAAACGTCGATGGTGATTCGTGACATTGTTCCCTTCGTATTAGTAGGCGGCGGCATCATGATTGAATGCCGCCGCCATATTCGTGACTGTCGTCAGTCTTCAGGTGTTTCGGCTTCGAGTCTCGCGTTCGGATCGTCGTTCGCGGCCATGTCGAACTCTTCACGGTAGATGATCGGACTGTTCACCCAGTCGGCGTCAGCGTTTTCCTTGAGACGGCGTGCGAGTTCCTGAAGCAGCTCGTCATTCGAAGCGTCGTGCAGCCTTGCGACGGTCTTTCCGTTAGCCATCTCGTCGGCTCTTATATATCCGAACTCAACCAGAGCCTCTACGGGGGACTTGTGGTAGGCGCGTGCAATAAGAATGACGTTCTCGGCACTGAAGCCGAGCGCATTGTTGTACTGCCTCCAAGCGGTTGTCTTGATGATTCCCGCCTTGAGAGCGACTTCGGCGATGGTATCGCCATGGACTGTTTCGTTGAACCATGTTTCTTTATTCATGGTTTCATTATGCAACCAAAGTAGTTGCAAGTCAACACGCCGAGCGAGTTGCAAAACAAAAAAACTCGTTGCATGATGTAACCACAAGTTGCAAAAAGAAATTCGAGGTTGCGAAAGGAATCACTGATGGCTGAATACAAAATGCAGTTCCGAGACGGCTTCCTAGACCGAACCAAACAAATGAGCGGCCTCAAAACAGACGAAGCGTTCGCCGGAGCAATAGGAGTCAGCGAAAGCGTCCTAGCCAGAGCCAAAAAAACCAACGAATGCACACCACTCATGCTCATAGGACTCTACAAAGCATTCGGCTTCCAACCCGGAGAAATCGCCCAAATCAAACAAACCGCCTAACCACACCACACAACGCCAACGAGCAAAAGGACAACCAATGAAAATCACTACGCCAAACGGCACTCTCGAAGGCGAAAGCATCGAAGCCATCCTCAAACAATACGGGCTCGACAGCCTGCGCGGTGCCGACCTGCGCGGTGCCGACCTGCACGGTGCCGACCTGTACGGTGCCGACCTGCACGGTGCCGACCTGCGCTATGCCGACCTGCACGGTGCCAACCTGCGCTATGCCGACCTGCACGGTGCCAACCTGCGCTATGCCGACCTGTACGGTGCCGACCTGCACGGTGCCAACCTGTACGGTGCCGACCTGCACGGTGCCAACCTGCACGGTGCCGACCTGCCGGAACTTACCATCGCCAAAACCAGCATCCTCCCGGACGAAGGCGACATCATCGGCTGGAAAAAAGCATGGACAGACAATGAAATGCCGCCAACGCCAGTCATTGTGAAACTCCTCATCCCAGCCGACGCGCAACGCTCCAACAGCACTGGGCGCAAATGCCGCGCCAGCACAGCGCGAGTGCTTGACCTGCAAGACAAGCAAGGCAACAGCCTCCCCCCGGACACCACGGCATACAGCGAATACGACACAGACTTCACCTACAAAAAAGGCGAAACCGTCAGCGTCGAAGACTTCGACACCAACCGGTGGAACGAATGCGCCACCGGTATCCACTTCTTCATCACCCGCATCGAAGCAGTCGAATACTAGGAGACTCCAAGTGAACACTGAAATACAACGATTCGACTTCAAGGGCGCGGCACTGCGCACACTGACTGACGAGAATGGCGAACCATGGTTCGTCGCCAAGGACGTATGCGACGTGCTTGAGCTCAGCAACGTAAGCCAAACACTGGCACGCCGCCTCGATGACGACGAGAAAAGTTCCATCACTTTAAATGATGGAACCCCCGGAAACCCGAACAGGGCAATCGTCTCCGAATCCGGCCTCTACGTTCTCGTCCTCGCATCCCGCAAGCCGGAGGCCCACGATTTCAAACGCTGGGTGACTCACGAGGTGCTGCCGCAGATTCGCAGGACTGGCGGCTACATCCCAACCACGGACGCGGATGATGACATGACCATCCTCGCGAAGGCCGTGATGATTGGCCAACGCACCATGGAAGCGCAGAAGCAACGCATCGCCGAACAGTCCGAGCATATCAGGGAGCTGGAGCCGAAGGCTCAAGCGCTTGATGATTTCACGAACGTGGAAGACAAGCTGCTTGTTCGCGACGCGGCAAAGGTCCTGTCGAACGCCGGAACCCCCATCAAGGAAAAACAGTTACGCGAGTGGATGGCCGACCATAACTGGATTTTCAAATCCGGTGGCTCTTGGCATCCGACAGCAGCGCATTGCGCTGCGGGTCATCTCGTGATGGTCATGTCTCAAAAGCATGGAGTCAAGAATGATGGCATGGAGTTCGCCTTCCCTCCCACCGTGCGCATAACCCGCAAGGGTTTGGCACTGCTGCACAAGCGTCTTGGCGAGATCACATTGGACAAGGCACTTGACGCGGAGGCGGCGGAATGACGTTGTTGAATCCTCCCGCACCACCACAGGAATTCGTTCTTGACACTGGCGGACACTGCGTGTTCCGCATCAACGAGCGGAAAGGCGCATCCATCGTCGAAAAGGACGAAAAAAAGACGAGCACATTGTATGAGATTCCAGAATCGAAACTGGCTGCGTTCATCCAATGGGCTTCCGACGTTCACGGTCAATCACGATAGGAGACAGTAATGGAAGACGATTACAAGACCCGCATGGTCGAAGAATACCACGAACTCAAGGAACGCATCAGCCGACTCGATGATGTCGTCACCAGATACAAGAGGGGAGAGCTTGAGTTCAAACCGAAATGCCTTGGCGGCATGACCGTCGCCCAACTCTACATCATGCAAGACTACTTGCACGTCCTCTTCGACCGCATCAAAGTCATGGGCATCAGCCTCGACTCCGACGACGAGCCTGACAAGAAGCCACTGCCACCGGAACCACAGTCGCATGGCTTCTTCATCCCACGCGACGGCGAACCATACCTGATTCTCCATGACATGGACGGCGAATGGTCATACGCGACGAACACGCCTGCCGTCATGTGCAAAATCAACGGTTGGCGTGAATTGTCCTACGATATCAACAGGTTCAGTGGATACCTTAACTGGAAGCAGCTGGTCGAAGACATCCAAGATTCAGCCTTCCCGCTCATCCCACTGAGTGCCTCAAGTATGCCGACAATCGCCAAGGCGCTCGCCGACGACAACTGATTCTTCCCCATCCGCCTGCAACCCGGATGGGGACCCATAAGCTTCGCCAGCCACTCCGATAAACAATCAAACAATGAAAAATTGGACGTTTATCGAATATCCACGTTCATCGGCTGGCAAAGATGGAACATCCCATGATGTTCCATGCCGTGGCGAAACACATCCAAACGAACCGTCACAAGCGTTTGCATACACACGCCGCCACGGCAATCGTCCAAGCCCACGCAGTGGGAACAGGAACCGTACCACAAGACCATCGTCAATCGAACCAGGCACCACATCCTCTCCTGTTACTCAAAGGTATACGACGATGATCTCGAACGGCTCGCGGTCCGAATCCGCGCTTGGACGCCAGCGGCATGACGTCAACGCCACCCATCGGGACGAAGTTTTTCACTTGGTTTTCTCCGTCCCGCATCGGGAACGATGGTCGGCCAGACTGGTTTTCCTTATTTTCCCAGTCGCCCCGCACACCCTTTTGCGAGCCAACCGTCCAGCGTCATGCCGCAACCCGCCTACACCAACCACCAATCCAAGGAAGGAGCACACACAAATTGACGGCACCCATCATCTTCGAAGACGGCATCCTCACCAAAGACGAGGCAATCGCCTTCACGAAGGTAGGAAAGAAAACATTCGAAGACCTGTACGGGTTCCTCGGATACCAATCCGGCCAAAACAAACTCTTCACAAAAAAGGAACTCCTACTCCGATTCTACGAAATCAAGGACCAAGCAAAGGAGATCAAACAATGACCGCCAGACGACTAGTCACCCCGAAAGACATACGCGACAGACAATTCCGACTCTCATTCCCATTCATGGGATACGACGCCAACCAAGTTGACGACTTCCTAGACGACTGCGCGCTCACCATCCACGCCCTCTGGAACGAAAACCGGAAACTCGCCGCGGAAAACAGACGACTCCAACACGAGAACCAAACCCTCAAAACCGACGTGAGCTTCTACAAGCTCGCGGTAGACACCATCGAACACCAAACCAAGGAACAACAATGACCAACACTCCCGAATACGACTTCAGCAGCCTCCGTCCCGACGAACTCAACTCCACCATCGCCGCCCTCACCGCACTGAACAAACGAAGCGCCGTCGCCCTCAAAGCCGCAAAGGAAGAATGGCGGCGCTCGCATGACGGCGGCGATGAGGAGCACGCCGTGTTCGCCGGACTGGATGCGGGTGAAATCAGTCTCAGCAAAGGCACCGAAGGCCATTACGTGGTCGTTGACGAGCGTGCGTATGGTGCCATGCTGCATGACAGCAAGTTCCTCATCCCCGGTGGGAACGCTGCTGCGGAGGCCGTATGGATGCCACGCCCCGAAGCGAAGTCGGAAGCCTATCTGAAGGACATGATCGCTGACCATGATGGCGAACTCCCACCCGGCGTCGAGTTCAAGCCGGGACGCGCCCAGACCGTAACGCTTCGCACCACGAGAGGATTCGTGGACAAGGCGTTCACCAGCGAGATAGCCCCGAAGATGTTCAAGATGCTCACTTCGACCAAGGAAGAGTAGCCATGTGCAAAAGCCTTACCATCACCAACGAGCAGGATACTTGGAGCAGCGCCCAGCTCGCGGCACTGTCCCAGCTTGGAGTGCAGAACGCGCAGCCAGCCGACTTGGCGGTGTTCCTGCACCAATGCCAGCGTACCGGACTTGACCCTTTCAGTCGTCAAATCTATCTGATCGAACGCCGTCAGAAGCAAGGCAACGAATATGTTTCCAAGCAGACAATCCAAGTCGGCATTGACGGTTTCCGTCTCATCGCCCGTCGTGCGGCGGACAGGAACCATGAACTGTTCAGCGAACCGGAAACCCTCTGGTGCGGAGAGGATGGCGTCTGGCATGACGTGTGGATCGCCCAGACCCCTCCGGTCGCGGCGAAAGTCACCGTCCGTCGAGGAGAAGGCGAGTTCACCGGCGTGGCCCTCTACAGGGAATATGTCGGAACCCGTTACGACAAGAATCTCCGCAGGCAGGTCCCCACCAGCATGTGGTCTTCGAAACCGGTGACCATGATCGCGAAATGCGCGGAAGCCCTCGCATTACGCAAGGCGTTCCCGCAGGATTTGAGCGGCCTGTACACGACCGACGAGATGCAGCAGACCAACAACGAGACCGAAGAGGAAATGGTCGAAGCCGAAGTGGTTGACGAGCAGCTACGTCAGAAGCCACGGCAATACGCTCCGCAGATCCGTCAAGGCCAGCCGGAGCAGGCCGCTGCCCAGGCCCCACCCAACGGTCCGGCCAGTCCCGACCAGTTGAAGGAAGTCACCGACATCCTCCGCGCCTGCCAGATCAAACCGGAGGAAGCTGACGCGTTCATCCGGAAAATTCTCCACGACCAGACGGTCACGAGCGTAAGCCTCACGGCGGTGCAGGCACAAACATTCATCAACGAATACCACAAGCACATGCAGCAGCAAGGAGCGGCACAATGAAATACGATCCGAAGAAACTCACCTACGGCGACGCGCTCAGAATCTCGACCGCCAACATGACCGTCACCGTCGAAATCGGAGGCGTACAGCATGTCACCGGCAAGCTGAAGCACCTCGACATGGACGACGCGCTCGCCTGTGACGATCCTGCGCTCCGCGATCTCATGGCATTGTCGCTCATCATCACGGACAACGAGTATTTCGCCGTCCGAGATGATGAGGGAATCCTATGCCCGGCCATCAGATTCGACCATGACCTGAACGTCACCTGGAACACGATCATCTCCATCGAAGAGAATCCCGACGACGGCGAGGAGCTGGACCTTGCCGAATGGAAGACGAAGCTCGTCAAGGTCGATACCCCCACCGCCGACGTGGACAAGCCAACCACCGACACCCAAGCGGAGGAGTGGGAGAAGCAGCTGCCCAAGGCCAACGGATTCTACAAGGCCGCGACCGGCAGCGTATGGCTCCACGCGGGCGACACTTGGACGCCCATCCTGGACCATCACGGCAACGTTCCGCCGCAAGCCTTGCAGCAGACCACCGAGGCATTCGCCGTCAGCAGCGGCCATTCGAAACGATTCCCGTTCGAACGCCTCTGCGAGAAGAAACTACCGACCCGTCCGGGCTTCTACCGCAACAAGGACAAGACGAACCTGTACCACCTCAACAGTTGCGGCGTGTGGAAGCTCATCGCCTACATGGGACCGGACTTCGACTCGCATTCGTTGAAGGACCCATGGAAGTCGCAGTTCATTCCGGCGCTGAGCGGCGAGGTCATGTCCGAGAGAGACGTCCGAAACGACATGCCTCTCCACTACTGCACGCTCGGTCTCGAAGAACCGAAGGACGCGGACTGCGGGGAGACCTTTTGAGCATCACCAGACGAGCCGGATGCACGTGCGCGTACTGCGTGCGTCACGATCCAGTCAAGACGGGACTCATCCCATACTGCCGTAAATGCGGCAAAAGCACTTGCGCCGCAGCGCGAAGCCACATGATCATGTGCAACGTCGAAGCGGCCAACAGCCACAAGACGGCTGACCGTCTCAAAAACATGAAAGCCAAAGACAAGCAAGGATGGGTCGGGCTCGAAACCCATCCACGACACGACAAGGAGAACAAGCGATGAGCACTCCGACCATCATCCTCGTGGGACGAATCGTCAAAATCAAAAAGGATGGCAACCTGTTCAACGCCGGAACCACGAAGAACGGCAAGAACTACATCCAGTTCCGCATCCTCTGCTCCAACAGGGTCAAGAACCCGGACGGCTCATGGGGTTACGGCGCATCCTGCTCACGCACCTGCGAAGCATGGAACGATCTCGCCACGCACATCCAGAACAGCATCAAGGAAGGCGACGAGTACATCGTCATCGGCAACGAATCCGATGATCGTTTCGAGGATTCGTCCGGCGTCACCCACTACACGCAGAAGGTCAACGTCCGTGAGATCGGTCCGAGTCTTCGATGGGGCACCGCCCAACTGGTGAACGCAAGCCAGCAGTACGGCCAACGCCAGGCCGCATCCGCTCCTGCTCCCGCCATGCCGCAGCAGGCAGGCCCCGACCCGTGGAGTGGCAGCGGATTCGACGGATTCGGACAGCCAGCAGGAGAACCGGCGTTCTGATGCCACGCAACCGACAGTCGGCCAAAAAAGCCGGAACGGCAATGGAAACGGCGGTGGAACACTACCTGCAATGGGCGTTGAACGACCAACGCATCATCCGCCGCCGTCTCCACGGCAGCGACGACCTAGGCGACATCGCGAACATCTTCTTCCACGGGCAGCCGGTATGCGTGGAAGTCAAGAACACCAAACGCCTCGACGCCACGAAACACTACAACGAGGCGGCTGAGGAGGCTGGAAACCTTGACAGCCCCTACCCGTGGGTCGTGCAGAAGAAGCCACGCGTCGGCCTGTCCACGCTCGAACGAATCGGCCAACAGCTCGCATACACGGATCTGGAAACCTACCACACCATGTGCGCGTTGGCCGGACGGTTCACTGAAAAATTCGACATCGACCTCATCGGGCGGAGCGGACAATACGTCTGCATCACCTTGGAGAACCTAGCCCTCATCCTCAACGACGGACTGCCACTCGGACCGGAAGGACAATCATGACCGCGATAGTCGCCATATGCGCCATCATCGTCAGTGCCATCGGATTCGTCATCATGCTCTGCTCGTTGAACCCCATCGACCGTAACAGGCCGTCAGGCGACTGGATGTGGATATTGGGCATGACCCTAGTGGAGGGCGGTTCGATAGCCATCCTCACCGACATCGGGATAGGACTCATGACATGACGGGAGAATCTGAAGTGAGGGACGGCTACACCCGACTCGACAACGGATTCTGGGCCGACGCGAGGATATGCAGACTCCGCGACGAAATGCCAAGAGCGGCGCTCATCTACGTCATGGCATTGAGCTGGTGCAGCTGCAACCTCACGGATGGAGACATCGACACCGACCAGCTGACGTACACGCTTGGCGCATCCGAACAGGAGATCGAAACCCTCATCGACCTCGGCCTGTTCCAACAGACCATCACCGGCGTGCGCATCAACGAATACCAGTCAAACGGGAACCACACCAGAAAAGAACTGGCCGACCGGACGGCCCGCAACACGGCAAGCAAACGCCGAAGCCGCGCACGACAGGAATCCGACGACAAGTATTCCGCCGATTTCGAAACCTTCTGGAAAGCGTATCCACGACACGTTGACAAGCGTCCCGCCTGGAAAGCATGGAAGAACGCCATCCAAGACACGGGCGCGGACACCATCATCAACAGCGCCCGAGCCTATGCCAGACAGGTCGAGATCGAAGGAACCGAACCCAAATACGTCAAATACGCGGCCACATGGCTCAACGCGGCGGGGTGGGAAAACGAATACGACATCCGACCAACCCTCACCCTCCGCACCAATCCGACCATGATGAGCCGCAACGAATCGAACCGCATGGCGAACCTCAACAGGGCATGGCAGTACATGAGCGACGAGGAACGCCAACGGGCGATGGGAGGAACAGGATGATAACCAAAGGAGAGGCCGCGATGCTGCTGACCACGATCAACGCGCATCACGGCAACGCCCAATGGGACGACCTGCAATTGGACGAGTTCTACCGCGAACTCGACAAGCGCAACAACATCCAAGACATGCGGACGGCGGTCGTGAGATTCTATGCGACCAAATCGGACAAGTGGATGCGTGCTGCCGACATCAACATCTTCTGCAAGAAAATTCGCGCAAGCCGGATTCCCGACGAGAACACCATCCAGCAGCTCGCCGCCAAGCATCACGTCACGGCGGACGACTATTGGGAGTTCAAACGTCGCATCATCTTCGGCACCGCGCGGGAAGCCCAAGAGTTGGACGAAGCCGTCAGCGAGGCCCTCGAACAGGCCGACCGTCCGCAAATCGCATCCAAACCCATCGCACGCCAGCCAACCGTGGCCGACGATCTGGGAGACCTGTTCAAAACACCATGAGCAAATGGAAGGAAACCAACAAGTACGGCATCCGTGAAAGCAAAGCCGCCTACTGGCGTCACATGCGGCGGATGGACAAGGAAGCCGAAATCCTCAAGGAACTCGAACCACAGCCTCCCACGCATGTGGACCTGACCGGACTGGAAACCTATATCCAACGATTACGTGAATCCAAGGAGCCAACAATGGACGACAATTATCTCATCTGGTTCGATGTCGAAACCAGCGGACTCGACCCAATGTCCGACAATCTACTGGAAGTCGAAGCCAGAATCACCGACATGAAGGGCCTTCAGGTGCCATTCGCCGACGACCCCCTGATATTCCATAGGGTCATCCGTTTCGATGACAACACGCCAATCCGCGCGTTCAACAGCACGACCATCGACATGCATTCCAGAAACGGACTCATCGGCGAATGCATGAACGCGGAAGACACGCTCAAAAACGTGGACAAGCAGATGTTCGTCTGGCTCATCGACACGGGCCTCGACCCCGGTCTCATGCATCCAGCCGGAACCAACGTCCACTTCGATATCCGATGGCTCGACGTGAACATGTCCAACACGAGCGGCATCCTCCACAAGCTCAGCCACCGGCGACTCGACCTCACCAGTTTCCGCCTCTTGCAACTCGCCCACGGCGGCGACCCATACGATTGCGGCCACGAAACCACGCATCGCACAACCGACTGCCTCAACCGCGACATCTCCGAATACGAAACCATCATCAACCAGCAAGGACAGTGAAAATGACCCTAGAAACCCTCGAAATCCAACCGCTCACCCCAAACGCCACAGTCACAAGGGCGCACGACGCGGACGCCGGACTCGACCTACATTGCATCGAAGACTTCCACATCGACGGACTAGACCGCATCACGGTGGGAACCGGTATCGCGATCAACCTGCCCGAAGGCTACATGGCACGAGTCTGCCCACGTTCCGGCCTTGCTAGGAATTACGGCATCGACACCCTCGGCGGCATCATCGACGCCGGATACCGTGGCGAGATCAAAGTCATCCTGCATAACACGTCCACCAGCCGCATCAACTTTCGTTGCGGCGACCGTATCGCGCAACTCGTCATCACGCCGGTGGAAACCCCCAGAATCCGCAAGGTCGTCGAATTCACCGACACGACGGAACGCGGAGGAAACGGATTCGGTTCGACCGGACGATGAACGACGGGAACCAGTCATGAAACGAAACGTCTACACCATCCACGGACAACGATTACGAAACACACAAGCGTCAATGCTTGTCCACATCGTCGAAACGCATCGAATGCCATCATCCGCGTTCTATGCGAAACCGTTGGCCACGTTGGGCTCCCTCATCGACAGGAATCTCATCATCCCCCTCGCGGACGGCACCTACAAGCCGACCAAGCAAGGCATCGAGACCGCCAACGCGATCAAACGATTAGACAAGGAAGAGCCAACACGACGGCCAAACATCGTCGAACATGGCATCAACCGAAACTTCAACAAGTACTGGAACGACTACTACTCGCATCCACGCACATACGAATACCACCCGACATTGGAAACAATCTGCGAAAGGAGCCGATGATGCAGACACTCAGCCCGAAACAGCAGGAAATGCTCACTGACGTGAGCAACATGCAAGGCCAATATCAGGCCGTCGATAACCAGACCGGCAGGGCACTGCTCCGCAAGAAGCTCATCCGTCAAGTGAACGACCGGTTCGAGGCAACCAAGGAAGGCGAACGACTGCACATGAAAATCGTGAACCAGGCATTCGAGAAAGCAAAGATGGTGCTAAATGACTGACAACATAAATCCAAGCCACTATAAGGACGGCCCGTTCGAATGCATCGAACTATCCAGACTGCTTAGTTCCGACTGGGGCCAAGTCGTCCAATACTGCTTCAGATGGCAGCACAAGAACGGTGTGGAAGACCTCAAGAAGGCGCTCTGGTTCATCAATGACGCGCTTGACCATAACGTGCCGCCAATTGCCGCATGGAGCGGAGAGAATGCCTGCGCCTCCCATGCCAAGGCCGATAGGCTTCTCGAAATACTGGCAACTGAGAACTGGGCTGATCTCGGACGATTCTGGCTGGAACTCGAACGCGGAACCGCATGGACGGTACGTCTGGCGCTCGCCGAAAAGATCAACGAAATCGAAAAGGAAGGAAAGTAATCATGGAACACATCGTGCAGTTCGCCATCGGCATTGACGACAAGGCCATCCAGGAACGCATCGAGGAACATGCCTACAGTGACGTGCTCGCCAAGCTCACCAAAAACGCCGTGGACAGTGTTTTCGCGCACACCAGCGCGTATTCGCGGGACACCATGTGGAAGAGCCTGATGGAGGACGCTTTGCAAAGCTTCCTCGAAGAACGCAAGGACGAGATTATCGACAAGGCCGCGAACATGCTCGCAGACCGGTTCCAACGGACGAAGAAGTATCGGGAAGCCATGGGTGCTGTCATCGAAAAGGACGGTGAATGATGAGCGGATTGGACAAGGTTGATAAAGCTCTGATTGTCGCGTTCGCGGTGGTCATCGCCATAGCCCTTTTGTCTGGACTCGGCCTCTACGCGTCTTGGTATACAGCCACGTATCACGATTACGGGATGACGACGGTCAAGACCGGCGACGTGACATGGGTCTGTCTGACCGACCATGGCACGACCATCGGCTGCGACACCGTGGAGGAATACCAGTGAACGACGTGGGCATGTTGGACACAAGCATCTGGACCGGCTACATCATCCGGACGAAAGGTGACATGAGACTGTACACATGCCGAGTGTACAAGACACTTCAAGAGGCATCGGATGCGGCACAGGAGCGCGCCGACTCCCATCACAGGCCGTACGAGGTGCGCGTAGTTTGCGATACTTCGCAGCGAATCATTAAGACCTTCGAACCAAGGAAAAGCAAATGAGTGAAGAAAAACGAGTGGGAACCCGCTGCATCACATTCCATGTGACAGTGTTCGAACCGCCGATTGATATTGCGGAAGTTCGTGTGGACGTACCGATCTACGTGACCACCTGCGAAACGATTGGAAACTATGAAAAAGGCATCATCCCAGCCCACGTGCAGAAGGATTTCGCAAAGAAGGTAGATCACGCATTGCAAGTGTTCGCCGACACGCTCGAAGCATCATTCAAGGAAAGAGAGCGAAATGTTGAGAAGCATTGATTTCGAAACCATGCCTTACCTGTTTACCGACAAGGCTGGCACTTGTCTGACTGTGGAGTTCGACGGCAGGGAACTGGATGGCATCTACAAGCAGGTGAAAGCCATGTACGATCTGGAGCATCCGTCTGATGGCATGCCCATCGAACCAATGGAACCGGGCTGGTATATGACTCGGGATGGTGAAGACCTGTTGAGCTTCGACGGTGACGCATGGCATATCCACAATCTCGGTGGTGCGGAACCGTTCGCTGACGGTGATCTGGAAACGGTGGACTGGAGCGTGGTCAAACGAACGTTCGATGCTGACTCATTTCCTTTAATTCCAGTCAATCCAAGAAAACCGAATATGACAGGGGAGGCCACGGATGTTCAACAGAAAGCATAGGAAAGTCCGATACGTCAAATGTCCATACTGCGGCAAAAGCCCAGTCATCTTGGAAGGCCGCAGCTTCAGGGACAAGAACAGGATCGTCATGCATTACGAGTGCCCAGCCGGGCATCTGACCACAGGCGACACGCCATATCCACGCGAAGCATTGGACATTTGGCTTCTCGCAGTCGGCAAGGTGCTGAAAGTCGATGACGTGATATGCGACTACTTCGCCAAACAGCAAGAGAAGGGGACAGGCCGATGACCGAGCATGAGGAATACTGCGTGAGCATCCGCAAATCCTACATAATGCCCGACCACACGCTGGAAGGATACACGGTGACGTTATGGAAGTGGAACCATCTCGACGAAACATGGTGGTTTGCGGCCATATGCGACTACCTGTTCGCGGACTACAACGGCAACCACAAGAAGGCGTTACGGCAGGCGAGACGGGACGCTAGAAAACTCGCCGGAATCTTCGACTGCACTAACTATGACACCACCAAGGAAGGAATGTGGCAATGAGCGACGTGCATGAATCATTGACGGACTGGCGGACACTGCCCGTGAACATGCTCGCCGGGCATAGGGCGATAGTCCAACTCGACGAGGGCACGATCATCGACGGCTATTTGAGATATGTGCCGTCGAAACTTCGCAAGGAACTACGAGGCGCGACAGAAGGAATCCGCGAATCATTGACGGTCGAAGGCGTGTATCAGCCGGTAATCGTCAGCGTGAATGCCGGTGAGAAGCATCTGGCCAATGGAGTGAAAGCCGTGAACATACTCAAGGAGATGAGCGCATGAGAAACGCATCCCACACAGACCACGAACCGACCGACTTGCAAGGGGATATGAAATGAGCGTGCTATACCACGGTGGAGTTCCAGACCTGAAACCCGGCGACATCATCGAACCGGGACACAGTCGAGACAATTACGACGATTGCCCCATCTGCCGCGCCAGACGCGAAAAAGGCGCGTCGGCCATCGAAGGCACCGGCCACCCGGAACAGGTGTACTGCACCAGATACCGCGACTACGCCGCATTCTACGCGTCAATGTACGGCAAAGGCGACGTGTATCAAGTGCGTCCGGTCGGAGAACTCGAAGCCTCCATCGACGAGGATTTCGACGGCTGCTACCGATGCGACAGGCTGGTGGTTGTCAGGGCCGTCGAAAGACACGTCACCCTCACTCCGAAACGTCGCCGGAAGGTCATCCGGCTCATGCAGCGTTTGGAGGGTGGCATATGCCTGAACCCGCTGCCACGAAACGCCACCCCGGAAATGATCGAACGTTGGGCGGCACGAGAATACGCCGACATGCGGCACATCATGCGCGAAGCCGAAAGGAGCATCAAATGAGCATAAGAGTGGGAACAACCTACTTGGCGATATGCGACTATCCGGGCTGTTACCTGGGGTACGAATTCTGGGAACCAACCAAGAAAGCCGCAATCAGTGACGTTATCGACGATGACGAATACAAGGGGAATGATACGAAATGAGCAGTCAATACAAGGTTCGCGCGCTGTATTGGAGTTACCACGACGGCTACTATCTCTTAAAACACCAGGGGGAGCTTGAAGATTTACTGAACGATGGTTGGGAGATTTCACGGGTGGATGCCATATCGCCAACGAATTTTCCATCTGGCGCATTCGGCGCCACGAACGTCTACGTTCTCGAAAAGCAAAGCGAGGAAAAGCAAAGCGAGGACACGAACATGAAGGAGACAAATCGATGAACGGCGATAAGCAGCATGCGGTGTGGCGTGAAAGCATCGAGAAATACGGCAAGGAGACGCAAAGCATCGTCTGCATGGAAGAATGCTCCGAACTCATCCAAGCCGTCAGCAAGCGTCTTCGAGGCAAGCCCGGTGCTACCGACAATCTTGCGGAGGAAATGGCCGACGTGATCATCTGCCTGTACCTGCTCAAGGAAATGTACGACATCACCGACGAGCAGTTAAATGAATGGATCGCACGCAAGACGGCAAGGCAATCCAAGCGAATGCAAGCCGATGACCCATTCCTGGAAGGCAAGGACGCGGAATGAGCGCGTACCAACCTGTTCTTGACCCTGCTTGCGGCGGGCGAATGTTCTGGTTCGACAAGTCAGACAGCCGTGTGCTCTTCGGTGACGTGCGCGACGAAAGTTGGGAACTATGTGACGGACGCAGATTCGAAGTCAAGCCGGACATGCTGATGGACTACCGCGATCTGCCGTTCCCGGATGAGACGTTCCGTATGGTCGTGCTCGACCCACCACACTTGCGCAATGCGGGAGAGACGAGCTACATGGCGCAGAAATACGGATGCCTCGACCAAGAGACATGGAAAAACGACCTTAAGACCATGTTCAGCGAATGCTTTCGCGTATTGCAGCCTTGCGGAACGCTGATTTTCAAGTGGAATGAGACGCAGATACCCGTCTCTCAGATTCTCAAGCTCACTGACCATAAGCCGCTCTTCGGCAACAAACAGCCGAACCGCACCGGAACACATTGGATCGTCTTTATTAAGGAGGATACGGAATGAGCAGGGCTGAAACTACCGCCATGCTGTCCAAGCTGGTTGAGAAGCGTCTGAAGAACCGCGTCAGCTTCTGGGCAAGCGAGGTGAATTTCGACTTGGGCACCTCGAAAAACAGACGAATCGACTTCATGGGATTCAAGCCGTTCACGCCCGGCTATGTGCTCATGCCGGCAAGTGTGGAACTTGGCGAGTTCTCCTGTTACGAAGTCAAATCCTGCATGGCGGATTTCAAATCAGGCCATGGGTTGACGTTCTACGGGGACGTGAACTACCTCGTGACCACAAGGGAACTGGCCGAGGAACTGCGAGTCAACTACCTGCTGCCACACAATATCAATCAAGTGCTCACACCATCGAAAAAAGGCGACAAGCTCGTACCGCTTTTCGACGTGTCCGGCAAGTGCCCATCCTACAGGTGCCGCGCCGCAAGCGAAATGCTGTACGCGATGATCGAAGCGAACGGAAAGAGAACAAATTGAGCATCGCGGATGATGAAGCTGAGAAGGTATATCCTACCCGCTACTGGAGTGGAACGCGTGTCAAGGAACAGTTTTCCTGCGACACGGACGATTTGCAGGAAGCGTACCTGCGCGGACGCAACGCGCCACCGGCTGACGCCGAGGTCGAGGCCGTGGCGAAAAAACTGATGTGGCGGGACATGGCACCAGCCTGGGAAGACGTCATGCCAAGTGAGGACTGCTTCTGGACTCTGTCCGAGCCGGAGATGCGCGCCAATTACATCAGGGACGCTCGGGAAATGCTCGAAATCGCACGAAAGGCGGTAAACGAATGAGCAAAGACATGGAGAAAATCATGTACATAATCAAGAAAGCGTCCTACGTGATCAACGCGATAGCGATGCTCGCAATCATCATCATACAAATCACCACCAACGCGAACCCTATATCCATAGCGATACTCTCGTTCCTTTACGGAGCATACGCGATGATCGTGTTCGTCATGCTGTACGACGAACACTTGGAGAAGGAATACGAGTGAACCTACGGAAACAGGTCCTCCACTACGCGGATCTCGACTACGACGCGGACGAGATAAGCCGCCTACTGCACGTGGACAGGAGGCTCGTACTCCAAATCGAAGCCCACCGCAACGACCCCGAACCAGCCACGTCAACGGAAGGCGAACAGCCAACGCTAATCTGACACACACACTATACTGGACAAGTCGCCCAACGGTTGCAAACAAAGGGTTGAGGCAACAAGACCAAACACACCCAAAACGCAACCAAGGAGCCAACACTTGACGCAAACCACATGCGCGACATGCTGGAAAACAACCGACGACAAGCATATCCTCTGCACATCCTGCGAAACCCAACTCCAATTCGATCTGCAATGGTTCGAAAACCACCTGCAAGACCTCGAATGGCGCACAAACCGCATGGACAAGACAGGCAACGGCGGAGGCGGCGGTCATAACGGACTCGCCACCTCCCCGGCACCATTACGCGAAACCGCGTTCGAACTCATCGAAGGCAACGGCATGGACGACATTCCAAGCCTCCGTGACATCATCAACGAATACGCGCGATGCCTGAACGTGACCGCCCCATACGACCGGAAACTCGAAACACTCATCCGCAACATCCGGCTCACCGACAAGTGGAAGACCAGCAAGGCAACACCAACCTACGCGCGAATCATCCACCATATCCGACGCAAGGCTCAGGAACTCCTCGACTTCACCCTCGAAGACCAGATCATCATCGGCGAATGCCCGACCGACGACTGCCACCGCATCGTGAAAGTCATTCCAAACGCCACGTTCGCACCGAAATGCCCCGACTGCGGTCAAGTGTATCCGGTCTCCGCCATCCGTGAGAACAGGCGACACAAACTCCTCGCCACGCACATCACCGGCACGCAGACCGAAATCCGCAGACTGCTCCTGCAATGCGGCATCATCGTCAAACCCGGCACCATGCGCAGTTGGGTCAGCAGGGGAGACCTGAAACCCGTCACGCCGGTCAAAGACACGCGCAAGCAACGCTACCGGCTGTCCGACGTGTACAAGCTCGCCGTCAGAAACCCCGAAAAGGAAACGAACATTTGGATGCTCCTACAGGAGGAACAAGCATGAACATCGACCTCTCCAACCCGCCATACGCAGTCAAACTCAATGATCTCGGATTCGCATACTCGCACACCGACCGTGAGAAAGGCATCATCGTCTACACTCACGCCGACCCCAGATTGGTCGGCTCCAAATGGGTTGACCATTGGAACGACATGGAATGCATCATCGACTTCGAAGATGAGAACTGCATGAAACCATTTTCATTCACATTCAAGAACCTTAGAAACGGCGTCAGCAAAACCATTCAGGCAAGCAATCTCGCCCTAGTGGAAGAAGTCATCCGATGACCGCCACTATCAGCATCACCGACAAGGGCAAGACCATCACCTACCACGCGCATCACATGCGAGACCAAATCGAACCAGTCAAACAGTACGGCATGTTCGGAGAACGATTGTCCGCCCGAAAGAAACTACACGTTCTCACCTTCTACACGGAGGATTGAATTGAAAGTCAACATCAAATGCTCGCCAATCCTACTGCTATTGTCCGGCGTGCTGGCACTCCTGAAAATCATGGGACAATTCCCATACTCATGGATATGGGTGATCGCACCCATTTGGATACCACTACTCGCACTGGCCGGTATCACAATCATCCTGATAATCGCTTGGATTATCGGCGTCATAGGCGTACTCATTCTCGAAAAGTTCGGAGACTAATTGCAGACCAGCGGCAACACCAGCAACGGGGATGTGGCGTGCGTCGCCGACACGACACAGGACAACACCACCAAGGAGGCGCAATGAAAGCACTCGACTTCACCAAGAAGAAAAGCAAACTGGTAGACAAGCTGGTAAAACTCGGATTCCATTATCAAAGCACCGACAAGGAGCCAGCTAGTCTGCGAGGACCCTCACGACTGATAACCACATGGGCGAACGTCATGAATGGCGTGACCCTGCAAATCATCGATGCGTATGACGAACGCCGTGGCGCAAACGACGAACTGATTACAACACCGCGCAAATACGTCAGGATAACGGATGATTGCACTAACATAAGCGTCACCATGTCGATCGAAGAGTTCATGGAATTGGAACGGATCACGAACAGCAACGGCAGCACATTCCCACGCCCGGAAACATCCTTCGAAAGAATTACCAACGAGAACTAAGGAAATACGCGAAATGAGCGAGACAATCACAGCAGACCATCTGAACGCCACGCACTTGGGCAAGCGAATCACCATCAACAGCTTGCATGGCACCGTCGTGTCGGGCAAGCTGAAAAAAATCCGCGCCGACTACGCCATCAAGCCCAGTTTCACGACTTACTCCACTTACAAAGAAGGCATACCCGAACCATTGGGGTACAGGAAAGACGTTCACATCATCCTGCACTTGTCGAACCAAGTCAACGACGATATCAAAGCAACCGTACACGAGAACACGGAACTACAGGTAGAAGACGAACACGTGTAGAGCGGCACCATGACACAGACAGGTAGACCATTTTGTTAACGTCGGCAAAATGGTCAGACTCGAAAAAGGAGACACAATGACGTCGCCAACCACCAAAGAACTGCTCATGCGCGTGATCGCCATGGAATCACCGAAACTGTTCGACGGATCAGGCAACGAGCCAATCGAAGTGACCTCCTACTCCTATCAAGAAGAAGGAATGCGTCTCTGCGATACATGCGACTATCCAGAATTACTGTTCATAGGATACCGGACACGCGGCGGAAAAACGAAACATCTAGAGTACGAGTACTTCGACCTATCCGACTTGCTCAGAACATTGGACAAGTGGGATAGGCAACACGACGATACGAGGAAGTCAGACGCATGAAATGGTTCACCAGCGACCTGCATTTCGCACACCCATTCGTGGCCGCGCTACGCGGTTACGCGCTACCCGGATACGCTCGCGACGAATCAATCAAACAACAGGCTGAACGCGACGGCAGACAGCTCAAGGATTGTGTTGACTGGCGTCGGCACGACCTCGACATCGTACAAGCGATAAACACATATGTCGGCAAGGAAGACGAACTCTACATCCTCGGAGACATCAGTTCCGGCAGCACGTGGAGCGTCGAACAGGCGATAATGCGCATCCAGAATCTACAGGTCCCACGCAAACGCAGACACCTGATCCTCGGCAACCACGAACTCTACGCATCCAGCCGCACGCTGGAAAAGTTGGCAAGCGTGTTCGGGGAAGTCGGAAGAGTCGGCATCACCGAAATCAGAGACGGGCGGGGCAACAATCCACACACGGTATTTTTAAGCCACTTCCAATGGCGTGAAGACTTCACGCAAAGCAAACCACTAGGCGCAGTCTCAACCAATTGGAACGCGCCGGAATTAGCCGAATACGCGATACCACGCATGAACAACACTCTGCTTCTGCACGGACACACGCACGCGCATGACCCGCTTGAGTTCGGCAGGCATCACAATGAGATCAACGTCGGATTAGACGCATGGCATTTCGAGCCAGTCAACGAAGCCGAATTGGTGGACAACTGGCTACAAACCGCGTCAGGCAACGTCTGAGTGGTCTACAATGGCCCTGTTAACAATAAATGCGTTTTAGCGAGTGTTCGCCAAACGTTGGAAACCGGCTTCATCATCCTCGGGATAACGGAACCGCGCTTCGATGCCCTGCGCTTCAAGGATCGCGGCTATCTCCCTGCTGCGGGCATTGACGATGGCGTAATCGCCTTGGTCCCGTCCGTAACGGTCGTAGTGTTCTTGCGAACGGTAATAGAGTAGGTCCACGTGGCTGGGCGCGTGTCCTTGCGTTTCCGTCATTTCGTCCACCGCATTTAAAGCGCTTTCAACCGCCTGGATGTGCAAGTCAAGCATATGTCCAAGCCAGGCGCGCACGTCAGCCGGCGTTTCGGCCTCGCCTGGCTTCTCCCACCGCTTGACGCTCAACACCTTGACACCGGCCTTGCTTGCGAGCATCTGCTGGCTGATGCCGCAGCGTTCCCGTGCCGCACGAAAAGCGGCCTTCGATTCAACCGTCATACAAACCTCCAGACAATCATGAAAACACGGAAAACGTCGGTTCCAGCATGAAAAACACGCTGGAGCCGGCAGAACAACGATTTTCAGCGGAATACGTCACGCCTTGACGCAATCGAACACCAGCAAATCGGAATCATCGGAATCCATTCCGATCTTGGAGTCAAGACGCCACCCGTTTTCCTCAAGACACCGTTTGATGTCCTCCGTCCAATCATCAGCCTCCACGTCGGACGGGGTGAACTCCAAGTCGTCCACAATCTCCCTATCCTCATGGAAATCGATGAAGTAATCGTAGATGCGGATATGGAACGTCGAATCCACGTCAAGCGGGTTCCTGAGCACCGCATTGTTCGGCTCCATCACGTCGATGTAGGCGTTGTGGGCTTCGATGCGCTCGGTCCATCCGCTGATGGTTTCAGGATCGTTCAGGTCGATGAACCAGTCCATGAGCTGCTCGGTGGTCAACGTGTCTGAGTAAGCCGAAAGCTCTTCGTACAGCTTGTCGTAATCGGATTGCGTGGACTCCTCGTCAGCGACGAGCCGCTCATACTTGGCACGGAGCCGTTCGGACGGGATGCAAAGCCATGCGTCTTCGGTTTCGCCGTCCTTGTCGAGCTGGCAATCATAGACGCGATGGCGGAGCTCCGACTTCGGGAACTCCAGTGCGAATGTGCCAGTCTCATTCCACTTGTGGCCTCTGGTTTTTTCGATTCGGATGGTAATCATTTCAGTCTCCTTGAGTCTGTGGGGATGCCTTGTGCTTCCCGTCTTGTGGTTACAAGTATATGATACCATTGGTATCATTTCAAGTCGGGCGTGTTGTGGAAATCAATCCTCCTTGCCCAGATAATCCTGCAATCCGTCGCCAGCTTTGCCATTCAGCCCGCGACGGGACATGTCGTAATAGTCGAGCATCTGCGGACTGTTCCACCCGCCTGCGGCCATGATGTCCCTGTCCGGTACGCCAGCGTCACGGGAGAGCGTGCAGAACGTTCGCCGCAATGAATGCGGCGAGATTCCAGGCACGCCGACCCGCAATGCCACGGACGATACGATGCCCACGGCGGTCTGCTGTCGCAGACGCGCGCCGGAATCCTCACGGAACACCGCACCGTGCCTACGCCCGCCAATGAGTCGTTCGAGAGCCTCGGACGCCTCGGAGGGAATGGCCACACGCTGGGACCAGTCGCCCTTGCGGTCGAACCGCACCCACGGATGCCCGTCATCCAGATGACAGTCTTCGACATCCAATCCGAGCGCCTCGCTGACCCTCGCACCGGTAAGCAGCAGCAGACTGCACAGGGCATCCGTCCGCGCATCCATGCCACGCGCTTCGGCCAGAAAAAGCCTAGCCTGCTCGCGGGTGAGGTACGAGCCATCCGAATGACCGTACATTTTCGGCCTGCGCACATGCTCGCCCGGATCGCAGTCGATATACCCCTCCTCGCACATGTAGCGGTAGAGGCAGCATACGACGCTCAGATTCTTGTACACCGTGTTTTTCGCTGCTGGCCGCATGCCGTCGCCATAGGCGGCGAACACCTCGATATGGGTGCGCTTCGCCCGCAGCATGTCGATGCCATTATCCGAACACCAGCGGAGCCATCGCGATATGATGCTCCGATACCCTGCCCTTGTGCCCGGCGTCAGGCCGGCGAGAAAACCGGCGATCATGTCGCTCACCGTTTCCATATGCGTACCGTCTCCTTGCAGATCAAAGGCTTGTCGGCCGGACCCTTGACGAATGGCGGTATCCACTGCCTACGCCTCAGCGAATGATTCGGGCCATACGCCTGATCCCTCCAGAAGCCGCGCACGATGAAACGGTGCGAATACTCACGTCGCACCCGCTCGTCATCATCGGCGCTTCCGCCCGGACGATGCAGATTCTCGCGCAGCACCAGCATCTTGACCTTGCGTATTTCCGGGTCGAAACGCTGCGGCAGGGGATGCGCCATATCGGGTTTCGCCGGTTTTGCCTCGCAGATATGCGGTTCCGCGCTCAACGCCCACACCGCGTGCAGCAGGCCGCAGAGCCACTGGAAGCTCCCGTCGTTCTCGCGGACGACGGAGGGGGCGAGCGAGACGATGGGGAGGCCGAATGAATCGGCGTGCATCTCCCTGATCCCCACGGGATTGTCGGTGAACACCGATATCTTGACGCTCTCGCGCCCCGCATCCTGCCATAGGATCGCGGCTACGCGAGTTTCGCCGGACCCGTCGTTATCGAAGCGGAATGAGATGTGCTGCACGTCGCCCTCGAAAAATATCATCCCGCATTGCGCCGGCGGATCGGGTTCCGGAAAATCTCCGGCCTGCACGGTGTCCTCGGCCAGACGCGTCATATCTCGGCTGACCCACCACAATTGCGCGGTTCTGATCTGATCGGTCATGCTCCAGGCGTTGGCCATCATGGCCTCGTATTGAGTTTGCGAGCCGAGTTTCCTAAGCCTGTATTGGGCGAAGTCGGCGAGTTTGTCGCGGATGAGCGGAAGGTGTGATGGGATGAGGCGAAGTTGCTTGTTTTTTCCGCGCGTCATGTCAGGCCTCGACTAGCGTGTAACGGTCTCCGGTCTTCTCGTCGAAGTCGCCGAGCTTAAAACCATATTCCGCAAGCTTCGCGTTTGCCGCGGCCTCCCATTCTTCTTCGTCTGCGCCGTACACGTCTTCGATTTTGTCGGCGTCGTGGTCGAGGTCGCCGTCCTCCGGGTCGGTATACCACTGGTAGTCGAAACCCCTCCAGATGCCCTTGCCGGTATTCGCGTCGGCAAGGAGGAGAACGTCAAATGCGTCACTCTGGTAGATTGCGATTGGTTTGATGGAGATGTTCTCGTTGGTGTTGATGTCGATTGCGGTGGTCATTTTGTTTGTCCTTTCTTTTGCTGACATGATTGGCGCAAGTCCAGTTCGCAGGAATCCCGTGGATTCAACCACGGGAGCGTCAAGAAGTTTGGGCGGGTTAGGCCACTTCTATCCAACTGCATCGATCTGCTGCCGGAGTTCCTCTATCTCATTGGAAAGGATGGCGAGAAATTCCCGGTATTCGTCGAGTTCGACCGCCATATCGATGGATTCGGCCTCCAGGAAGAACCGGCAGTCACCATCGTCGGTGAATGTTAGATCAGGAAAGTCGAACCATTGCCAGTCGCAATCGTCCGGGTCGCCATGCCACCCGTTTTCGGTTTTGGTCAGCGTGTAGTGTTCCGTACCTCTGTAGTTGTTGTTCATGGTGCACTCCTTTTTAGTCCATGTTGATTCGTTACTTTTCAGCAAAAACGCTAAGAGAAAACGTTGAAAACAAAGGGCGCAGCACCACCGCCACGCCTCGAAACTAAACAAACAGACTGAATGAATCAGACGCCCGCACGCCTAAGTGCGGCAGCCTCAGCCTTGAAGAACGCCGCGAAAGCGTCGCCGATGGACGCATAAAACACGCCATCAACCCACCAGCCGTCATAACCTTTGGAATCATACCCACGCAGCTCTGCAAGCTCAGCGCGCATAAGCGGCAACGCCTCACGACGCGACACCGCGCTACGATGCCAATTATTGTCGAAATGATCCGCAGCAACCCAAGCGTCGCGTTCCTTACGCGAGTCAAAAGACAACAGGCTGCAATACGGCTCACCCTCAAAATTGGTAACGCCGACACCAAACTGCCAATAACCGGCATAAAAATGGATACTCATAACACACACTCCATTCCAGCCCCCTTGCTAAAATGAGAGGGCTTAGTTAGTTAGATTGGTAATAATTACTGAGCAATCGAGCCGGATAGTTGCAGCTATCCGGCTCAACTTATTCGTGAGCGGGCATGGCCGTAAAGACACATACCCGCTCTGGCGGATTACTTAGAATCCGCCGAAGATTCAGAGTCAGAATCATCTTCCAAAAGTTTGCGAGGATTCTTGACATGCAACGCGTCACAAATACGAATCGCCTTATCAAGCGTCATATTCTCGATAGAATTGACACCATTCTCATAAGCTCCGATACGTTGTTGAGTAAGCCCTGCCTTGTCGGCGAGCTGTTGTTGCGTCATGCCGCGTTTCAGTCTGAGTTCCCTCATGCCCATGTCAGTATCCTTCCGTAAGAAAATCCACAGGGTCGCATTGCAACGCCTCAGACAATCGTAACGCCGTCCGCAAATACATTTGCGAAACAGGACGACCGTTCGTTTCAAAACGGGAGATGGATGGTCGTGCGATGCCGCTCAATCCGGCCAGCTCCACCTGCGTCAATTTGCGTGCCTTGCGAATGTTCTTCAATCCGACGACGCCAGCGGACACGCCGCCACGCCACACATGCTCATCTGGATACAGGTCCAACACGTTGCAATGCAACGCCTGCGCCAGCTTCGCAGCCGTACCCAAATACATGTTCCGCGCCTCGTCCGCATGGTTCTCATACACCCACAGGCGCGTGAAATCCACGCCGGTCAACGCATCCAACTGCTGCAACGTCAAGCCGTTACGCTCGCGCAAATCACGCAACCCCATGATGGCTCCTTCCAGACTTAAGGACACCATATCATCGGCGGCGAAGCCACGCCGCCGACACTCAGTCAACCCAATCCGTATCCCAGTTCAGCATGTCCATTGGAATCATGCAGCCACCGGAACACTGGACGTACAGCCAGGTCGAATAGCCCATCCGCGCCGCCCTCACGCCACGGAACCATTCGCCAAGCCACTCGCACAGGAGCGACGGCAACGAACGACGACGCCAAAACGACTTGCCAGACGCATAATCGAACCCCTCGTACTCGGCGATAGGGGAGAAGACATCACGCTTGCGCATCAGATCACCTCATGCTCGTCCAACAGCCGTTTAATCTCCGCGATGATTCCAGCGCTCATAATCTCGTCAATGGAATCGTCTCTACATATACCCTTGCTCATTTCTTTTCCTCCTTAGTCCAAGGGATAATCTGATGCAGCAGATACGCCGCAGTCGTCAACTGGTCGTAAGCGGCCAGCACGTAAGCGGAATCAGGAGCGTCACCGCTCCCTAGATTCGACAGCAATCGGACGGCCTTCAACGACTTGCCGACCACATTCATACACACGTCGGAATCATGGGCGTCCATCACAGACACCCATCCTCGTCAGCATTCGTCCACCAGACGCAATCAAGCTCGAAATCGACGCTCAACTCGTACTGCTCGCCGATCTCATCAGGTGTCATGCTGCCAAGCACGTGACCGGTGAACTCCTCATAATCATCGGAATGGGCATTGTCGTGCAGCATGAACACCTGCTCACACCAGCCCGGCAGCGCAGACCAGAATTTCTTCCAATCCTTTTCAGAAACGTATTCGCCTATTCCGTTGATACGGTAGACACCCTCGTAAGGCTTGAAACGTTCCCTGATGAACTTACGCAGCCCATCACCCGCCATCGTCTCAATGGCATCCACGACGGCCTCGCCGATCGGCTCATCCAACGGCATGGCCTTCAACTCATCAACGGTAATCAACATTCTTTCCTTTCATTCAGCAGCAGAACTCGTCGGTGAGTTCCGCAAGATTCTTCATACTCAGCCGCATGAGACGAGACCTCATGCCGACGCCATCGCGTTCCAGGCGGTTCACCATGCGCTGCCGCGCCGTACCGCCATCCACGACCTCACAGGAGACAAGCACGCCACCGGACACGGCGGCATCATCGACCTCGGCCTTATACGCTTCGGCGTCAGCCTGAGATCCGTGCCGCCGCATTTTGAGTGCGCCGCCAACATATTCCGCAGTCCATAGGCACGCCATGTCAGTCAACCTCACGCGCGTAATCGCGCAAGCATTGAGCCTTGCTATCGGCCTTAAGTCCAGCCTGCTTGAAGAACTCACGGATATGACGCCACGTCGTGTTAGACCAATCAGCCGGGTCTCCATTAAGCCATTCGATACGCTGAACCTCAGCGTCGGCATTGACATGCAACGTCACAATCGGCGTCAGATACGAACGCAACGTCACAGTCAATCCGGTTCCCTCGTCGCTATCAATGACAACCGTGGCCTTATTGTAAAACGACTGCTGCGGGCTGAACCTCGACTCCAATTCAAACTCGCCATTATCAAACAATGAAAACGACATGATATACTTTCCTTTGCAATTAGAGGTGAATATTGATTGCATGGCCGGTCGCAGTCCCACCTGAGACCGGCACTTTCATATTTCCCTTGTGCCGCTCCACGACAGCACCTTGCCACCGTCAACCAGCACGTAAGACTCGCCCATGCGATTACCAACGGACACGGCACGCCACTCGCATATGCGCTCATAGCCGCCAGCCGTACTACCGTCTTCCATGCCGCACTGGGGGATATCCGACAGCGACGTGTAGCCAGCCAAGTCGGCCTGACCATAGTCAGCCGTCGCATACGTCTCACGCCACCAATTCCATTGCTGTTCAGGCGTCCCATGAGGGTCAGCCACCGGCGCGGGATTGCACACCGGCGAACACGCCACGGCGAACGCCGTCACGCCTACGGCCAGCAGTCCAGCCAGCTTCACACCCTTACGCATTCCGCTTACCTCCCTTAGCTGCCTCGATATAACCAGGAAGCTTTTCCACGTCGAAATCCATGTCGCCAGACACCGGGTCGGCATCATCCCGCCACGCTTCAAACACGGCATCACGGTCAGCGCCACCCAACATGGCGTCAGACACCTCGCCATCGAAGTAATCCCGCAGCCACGCGGCCTCACGCCGCTCCCAGTCGGATTCATCCAACACAGGGTAGTAGCGCCCGTCCTTGGTAATCATGTCTATCGCATATTGGACGACGGCCTGATCTGACAGTCCGCCATGCTCGTCCGTCAACTCAATCGCATAGCCGACACCGCAGAACGCGCGCGACACATGACCGTAATCGGACAGCCACCGCACGGCAGTCTCAATATTGCTTTCATCCAGCGCGCTATCGAAGTACAGCAGCCGCGAAACCTGATACGTGTAATCGTTGAACACCGTGTCGGCCACGCGTATACCCCGCACCCATTCCAGAATGTCCGGCAGCACGCTATCGAACGACGGCAGGCCAGCATAGCCGACACCGTCCCACGTGTCCCGCAGTTCCTCGTACAAGTCGGCATCCTCAGTCGTATCCTTGCGAATCTCATGCGCATACATTAGGTTTCCCTCACTTTCAGATGGATAGGTTGATTTTCAGCGAGACAACGTAAGAAACAGGTCTGAATACCACAGCTCCAAGTCGAGAGCCTTAAGCGCCCTGCACGCGGCCACATAGTCGCCCGAATCCATGCATTCGACAAACTGCTGTGTATAGGCGCGCGTCTCAACGTCATCGGAAGACATGCATTCCAGCAAGTCGTCAAGGCCAGGCCATACGCCCTCAGAATCATCGACAGTACATTCCCCATGGTTATACAGGTGCCACGTCATACCGTCGAGATTCCAGCAATCCGCCCCTTTGCCGTTCAGTATGTCGCCTAACGTCTCAGGCCAATCCATGAACTCGTAATCGGCAATGACACTCAGGCTTAGATTGTGCGCGTCATACAAGTCGGCCAACCGTCCCCAGTCGGCTTCGGCGGAACCGTGGTTGTACACGTCCCATATGCCCTTAATCTCGTCGGCCATATCCTTGTACCCGGACGGTGGCACCGGACTATCATTCCCACGCATGTACGCAAGAAGCTCAGGCGACGGCGCTGTGATAACGTCAAGACTGGAACCGTCCAAACCGTCCGGAAACTCAGCGCCATTGTATGAATACAACTCCAGCTCGCCGCCGCCCCGTTCAGATTCGTGCAAACCATGACGCCCCGCCATGACGTCGTAAAAATCATCAACGGAATTAAATCCAGACATGATTACCCACTTTCATAGAGAATGTTGATTAGCCCGCCATATGACGGCACAGTGCGCGGGTGAGGAATCGCACCACACAGAAACCACTAAGCCGCGCCATAGCCCACAGAGGGCTACAAGTCAGAACGGCAACCGTCCATCGTTGACGGCATCACGAACGGCACTCATGACAGCCTTGGCTATTTCAGCCTTATGGCGTGCCAATACGTCACCCTCGCCGATACCATCCAGCACACCGTCGAAATACATTTCGATAAACACGTCGTAAGCCGCGCGATCAATGGCATTCCTGACACGTTCCGAAAACATGTCATTCCATTTTTGCGTGTTGCCTATCTGCAACACCACTTCGTTAGCCACGTGTCCGATACCGCTCTCGATATCCTTACCCATTTTTCAGTCCTCGCTTTCAGAATCATCCAGCTCGATATCGTGCATACGCGCGATAAACTCGAAGTTCTCCCGCTGTTCGTCGCTGTTCAGGGCTTTGACCAATTCATTTAGAAAATCCTCAGCCCCCAGGGTTTCCAACAACACGTCAAACATTTCATCAGTGGTCATTTCAATACTCCCTTTTTATTAGTTGGTTACATTAATTTTGATAGTGGTCGGCAATTTTCCTTTTAAGGTCAGCCAATGTGCGCGCCTCGATTTGCGCACCACGTTTTCCGTCGTGCCATTCTTCCTCGAAAACGTAGCTCCCGCCCCAATCGGGCTTAAATTTCACCACGTCGCCCACACGTTTGCCGTCAACCGTCGCATACCGGCAATACCCGTCGTCAACGGTATTGCTGCATGCGAACGGCGACGTGGTCAGGCTCCGAACTTTTACGATTTTGACAGTCATTTTTTAACCTCCGCTTGTTTGTTGGCTACAATATATGTTTGTTGGCTACATTTGTAAAGCTAGACGCGTCATACGAGATTGACATAATCACACATGACCGTATTCCAACCGGTATCCGACCGAGCGCACGTATCAACCTTAGCCATAAGGCATGGCGGTAACGGGCCGAAAACGGTGGTGTCCCGCAATGGCATGCACACCACCTTGTAAGCATGTCCGGTATTAGTCTCACAGTAGACGTCAACACGGTGCGAACCAGCGAGAACACGCGTAATCCGCACATCTGGCGCGTAGTCGCTTGTAAGATCGACATGCCGAGACCGCATTGCCGCAACGCGAAATGCCGCAATAAGCGCATGACGTGCCATTGGCTCCGCCGCCATGGTGCCGTGAAATTTAAGCACTGGCATTTCACGTACCCAAAGGCGTGATGCATAAGACGGTAGGGACTCACGGGCCGTAGTGAGACAGTCCCGAACGATTTTTACAGCCATTTCTTCGTCGGTATCCATAATAAACCCCCTTAAGGTCTAGTGTTGATTGGTTAATTGCGTGCCACTATGGAGTATCGCACCCCATCAAGGTCTAAACAGTGGCAAGAGGGGCGCAACCCTTGCGGATTACGCCCATGAAGATTTTTTTGGCTAACACCACCCGCAAAGTGGCGCAGAGGCGCATACACACCCCCTATAGACTTTTAGTGTCCGCATAGTCCCCGAACTATATTCGTGACCAACCGCCATAAAGCAATTGACGGGCGCTACGATATGTCTATCCTCGCAACCCGTTATGCCGTGGTTTACAACCTATGCCGCCAACCATGCTCACGCATGACAAACATAAGCATTGCCACCTATCTATCGGCCTATCCTCATCGGCGGTAGCCTCTCACACTACGCCAAACGTCGGCGGTACCCCCTTACGAGTTCTCGCGCTCTACATTGTTAATCAAGTTCACGTACACTGCCTAGGCAAAATTGGCACTGCCAACCACTCCCACATAGTGGGCATTATGCACACACCCCGAAAAACGCCGCCACCTAACCCCCAAAAGGGGGTGAAGCTCAAACTACCGACCTTCGGTAACACTATTCAATTGTCAAACACTCACAACACTCACAGACGGGCACACCACACCTCAACACAGTGACCACCGTTCCACACGCGGCGGATTCGTAATGCACACATGTGCACCACCTGACCGTCTCAGGTCAGGCTATGCGGTGCCTAGGCACCTAACCGCCACGGTTTCATCTGCCGGTTGCTACAGCCGGTTGCAAGTGGCGCAGTGTAGATACTGTGCCAACCTTGCTAGGCTGACTGCCTAACCGGTTGATAGCCCTCACTATACACACCAATAATGGTGTAAGCAAATCGAGAAAACAGACCACGGCGAAACCTTGAAACAACGCCGTTCTATCGGCGTGTCGCAACACAGTAAGGGGAGTGAAAACAGGAAAAGAGACGTGACTACCACGGGAAAAAAATAAAGTCAAGCAAGATATTAAAATGCGGACAAAAAATATTAGAGTGAGATAGATATAGAAAATAAGGTATACGACACAATGACGCGCATACGTACAACTGTACGAACGAACGTTTGTACCATCGAACGAACGTTCTAACCGGGGCTGGGGGAGGGTCCTCCGGGCGCGCCCGCCGGGGCCGTCGGGTCAATGGTAGAAATAGTGCGCGCCGTCTGAAAAAGTCCGCGCATGAAACGTGACATGACAACGACGATGTTGGGTTCACATTGAAATCGTCTTCAGCATACCACGCGACACGCCGCATTCTACGTCGTTTCCATTGCAACGTTGACGCAATGTTGGGGGTGAGTATGCTGTCGCATGTCGGAATGAATTTTGGAGGACGCGGGGCGTCCTTGTGGGTGTCATTCCGGCAAGCGGTTCGGTGGTGCTCCTTGTCTCTTGGTTAAGGATTCCGACCGTTGGGACGTTTGTGTTCATAAGGAGCACCGCTAGGGACAGTTGGCTGAGTCTGGTTTAAGGCAGTCGCCTCGAAAGCGACCGACTCTAACGGGTCCGGGAGTTCGAATCTCTCACTGTCCGCAGATGGCATCTTCCTAGGTAAGGTGCGATTCGGTTTCAAGTCCAATGCGAGAGGCTTGTTGGTACCGCCGTTTGATCTCGCACATGGTTCCTATTGCTCTTGTGGGAGTGTTAGTCGCGCGTGGTTTTCTGGTTCCTCTTGACCATGCGTGGTGAGATGCCGGTTCGAATCCGGCTGGGAACCCTTTGAGGGTGGATGAATCCCGGAATATAGTGTGTGTTTTTGGATTGTCCGTGAGATTGCGTCCATCCTCGTTTCTTGTGCCGGTCCCATCCGGTGCCGCCTATATGGCTGCGCCATTTGTTTTTTGGGGCTGACTTGCAATCCTGTTGGCACAGCCTTTTGGTTGTCGGGTTCGATTCCCGAGGTTTGCTCTAGGTTTCATGGGGGTAGCTGCCCGTGAGATCGATGGTATTGCTCGAATAGGCATACATGGAACTTGTGGATGCCAAGAGGCTCCCTGCCCTAGTCAGGCGGTTGACGACCGAAGGGGAGGCACGGCCAAACGGGGCGCTTAAACGACCACGTTCCTTGCCGTTGACGGTAAAATCCAACCCGCCATGCCGCGTCTTTCCGACTTGGACGTTAACTAAGTCGGGTATATGGCATTGGTGCAACTGGTAGCATGGCGGTCTCCAAAACCGTCGATGTTGGTTCGAGTCCAACATGCTGTGCTCAGCCTACCCACGGGTTGTGGGAAAGGTCTTCGGAGTCGTCTTGTGGCGGCTCTAGTTTTAGCTGACCCGCCTAGTCTGCGGGAACAGTCTCCTGAGTCGTTGCGGCGGCTCTTGCTTTTGGATGCTTGGCAGAGTGGCTTATTGCACCACCTCGCTAAGGTGGCGACCGGGAACGGTCCGGGGGTTCGACTCCCTCAGCATCCGCGCGCCGTGGCTGGCGGTAAAAAGCCATTTTTGCCATTGGATTTCCTTATGGCTGTTTGGGTTAGATGACGGACGACCCCCATGGTTTGTGGTGAGTGTGGCGTGGGGGTTGTCTGTTCTTTTGCTTTGGTGGCGGAATGGTAGACGCGGCGCACTCAAAATGCGTTGTCCTGTGACATGAGGGTTCGATTCCCTCCTGAAGCACTGGGGAGTGGTGATGACCAACGATTGGAATAAGTCGCATCGTAAGGAACGGTTCAATCCTGGTTGGGAGCGGACGCGTCGTGAGGTGTTGGATTATTACGGGTGGCGTTGCCAGTATCCGGTGATCGGTGATGATGGCGTGTTGCGTCCGTGTGGCGCTCATGCGAATGAGGTCGATCATATTATTCGTGCCGAGGATGGTCAGCCTGATGATGATTCTTGGGATAATCTTCAGGTTCTTTGTCGTGCTCATCATTCTTATAAGACTGGTTTGGAGTCGGCTGATGCGCGGCGAAGGAAGAGGGTTGAGCGTGAGGAGGCTCGTTGGTACAGGCATCCCGCGTTCGGTTAGCTGAGGGTGAGTGCAGTGTGAATGGGTGTGATGGGCCTGTTCATGCTCATGGGATGTGTAGGTCTCATTATGATCGTTGGCGGCGTAGTGGCAGTGGTGCCCGTAAGCGTCGTATGAGTCGTGCGTGTTTGGCGTGTGGCTCTTTTTTTGAGACTGAGCGTCGGGACAAGGCTTTTTGTTCGGCTCGTTGTCGTAAGCGTTTCCAGCGTTTGAAGGCTGAGGGTGCGGCTCCTAATCGTACTCCGCAGCCGTTGAAGTCGGTGTTGTGGGAGCCTCGGTCGAATGCCCGTGTCGGGCGGCGGGGGAGTGTTCCTACTGGTTTTTGGACTGCCGAGGACGAGTGGAACGCGTGTTCTCATACGTGTCCGGTTTGTGAGTTGCCGCTTGACCGGTCGGTTGATGTTTTGAGTGATGATTTTCCGGTTGGCGCTTGGCGTGTGCCGTTGGAGCAGGGTGGTGAAAACTCGTTGGCTAATCGGATTGTCGTTCATCGCAGGTGCGCGTAGTGCCGTAACGGGCTTCGCGCTTGTCGTCCCGTAATGGGGCTTTGCGGGGAGTGATCTTATGGGCAGGAAGACGAGTGATTCCGGTAATCAGGTTTTGGAGATTCCTGATGGGAAGTTGGGGCCTGATTTGCCTCCGGCTAACCAGATTTTTCCCAAGGGTGGGGAGTGGTTGCCGTTGGTTGCTCATTGGTATGAGGAGTATCGGCGTAGTCCGAATGCTTCGATGTTGCGTTCGGCTCCTTCCTGGATGGCCGTCCAGTTGGGTTTCGCGACGATCAATGAGATGCTTTCGACTCGTCGTTATGCGACGTTGATGCCGGTCGTGCGTCAGTTGTTTGACGAGTTGGGTTGGACTCCGGCTTCGATGCGCGCGTTGAAGTTCGATGTGCCGGAGGCTGACGACCATGCCGCTTCGGATGGTTCGAATCATGCTGTGATTCAGGATATCGATGCTTGGCGTCGCAAAATCGAGGCGGCTGGCTGACATGCATTTGATGATTCCTAACCTGACTTATGAGGATAGGCGTAGGAGTCTTGGACGTTTGGCGTTGTGGTGGGTTGAGACGTTCAGTCTCATAGGTCGCGGTGGTGCGACCGGTAAGCCTGTCACTCATAGTCCTGAGTATATCCAGTTCTATTTGAACGCCTATGCGTTGAAGCCGGATGGTCGGCGCAGGTTCAATCGTGTGAGCTTGTGGCGTCCGAAGGGTTGCAACAAGAGTGGTTTGGGTAATGATCTGGCCTTGTTCGAGGCTTTTGGTCCGTGTCGTTTCGACCATTGGGCTAAGCCGGGTGAGACGTATACGTTTCTTGGTCAGACTTACTATTATCTGCCGGGTGAGCCTGTTGGCCGTCCTGTCCAGCGTCCTGAGATTCTGTGTTTGGCTACGTCCGAGGACCAGTCGGGCAATATCTTCGATTCGATTTACTATAACTGCACTTCCGGCCCGTTGGCCCAGTTGCAGGGTTTCGGCATGGAGGTCACGAAGACCCGTATCGGCTTGCCGGAGGGTGGGGAGATTATTCCCACGACTTCCGGTGATGCGTCGAAGGATGGTGGTCTTGAGACTTTTGCGTTGATGGATGAGGTGCATCTGTATACGCTGCCGAAGCATCATTCGATGTATAAGACGGTTCAGCGTAATCTTCCGAAGCGTTCGTTGGATGCCGACCCTTGGGTGTTGGAGATGACGACGTATTTCCGTCCGGGTCAGAACAGTGTGGCGGAGAACACGTTGAAGATCGCGGAGGATATTCAGGCTGGCCGTTCCAAGCATTATAAGGGCTTGTATTTCGACTACCGGTATTCGACGCTTCCTATCGAGGATTTTCCTGACGAGAAGAAGCTTGAGCACGCGTTGTATGAGTCGTATGGTTCTGCCGCCCATTCGGATGATGGCAAGGATTACATCATTCTTCCTGATGGGCGTATCGAAGCCGTTGATGCCGATGGCTATTCGGTTGAGGGGTTCTCGCTTCGTGATGATGGCGTCGAGCCGGGGCCGTCGAAGGATGGTTGGGTTGACATCCATGGTCTGATGGGACAGATTTACCAGCCTGATTCTGACCCGAATGATTCGATTCGTTATTATTTGAACTCTCGTGCGTCGAGTGAGGATTCGTGGCTTACGGAGCCTGCGATCCAGTCGCATTTGGCTTACAGGGATTTGTATGGCCGTGCTGTCGGCTCGTCGTCTCGTTTGGATGGGGTCTGGAAGGATTTCATTGACGAGGATGAGGAGATCACGCTTGGGTTCGATGGTTCGATTCGCAATGATTCGACCGCGTTGGTTGGTTGTCGCGTGTCCGATGGTTTGCTGTTTCTTATCAAGTTGCAGCAGCGGCCTGATAATGCGGACCCTGATTGGCGTGTTGACCGTGATGGTTTCGATGCCGCCGTGCGTCGTATGTTCGAGAACTACAATGTCATCGGCTGTTTCGCCGATGCGCATTTCTTCGAGTCGATGATTGGCGGCTGGGAGGCTGAGTATGGGCGTGGCATGAAGGTGTTCGCCCGTGGGCAGTCTTCGATGATGAAGTTTTGGACGAATAACTGGTCGCAGGATATGTATCGTGCGTTGCAGTGCGCGCATTCGTCGTTTGAGTATGCTCCCGAGCCTGTTGAGGAGGGGGAGCCTGATCCGAATAATATTCTTTTGTGTGCCGACCCGCGTCTTGTGTCGCATTTCCGCAATGCGAAGCGGCGTGAGAAAAGTTGGGGTTATCAGATTCATAAGGAGACGCCTAAGAGTCCGCACAAGATCGATGCGTGCATGGCTGGCGTTTTGGCTTATGCGGCGCGTGAGAAGTATTTGGGCCAGTTCGAGGATGAGACTCCGCAGCGGGTGATGCCGCAGCGGGTCTGGTGATTTTGGAGTGTTCGTATGGCTTCCACATCTTCTAATATGCAGAGTCTTGTTACTGGTGATGACGAGCCTGATGGTGATGGTCTGGCGTTGACGCGTCTTGCGACGCGTTTGCAGAATCGTATTCCTGACCTGTGTGTGTTGAAGACGTTTTATGACGGTCGTGAGACTGTTCCGTTGCAGTCCGTGCCGAAGGCGGCGACCACTACGGCCAGTGCCGTGTATAGGCGTTTTGTGGATATCTGCCCGTTGAATCTGGCTCATACGATTGCGGATGCGGTAATCACGTCGCAGCATCCTACCGGTTTTCGTCTTGTCGCCGATAAGACGATGCGGAGCACGGATGCGGATGACATGTGGGATAAGTGCGGCATGGATGTCCGTTCGTTGAACATGTTCATGGATGCGGCGATTTACGGTGCCGCGTATGCGATGGTTCTCGGCAAGGAGAATCCTTCGTATATCCAACGGTTGAGTCCGTGGAGCACGGTTGTGTCCGACGACAAGGATTCGGCTGTGGTGTATGGGTGGTCCGAGGAAGAGCAGATCGAACGGTTGACTTTGTATCGCATCGTCCGTAATGATGACGGTGAGATTCAGAGCGTCTATTCGCGTACCGCGAAGCATGAGGTCAAGTCGCGCACGTTGCCTTCCGATTCGGTCGATGACGAGGATACCGTGTATGACCTTGCCAACGACGATTCGAAGAAGCGTCCAGAGTTCGAGGCGCAGTTCGAGTGGGAGGGCCAGTCTTCCGGCGATGATTGGAAGTTCGCCCTTGATTGCGGGTGTCTTCCTATCGTGCAGTTGACCACTCCTAACGGCAAGGGCCAGTTCGAGGCTTCCTTGAAGACGTTGAGGTCCATCGACCAGCAGCGTTTTCAACGGTTCTGCATTCAGGAGATGCAGGCGTTCAAGCAGCGTTGGGTGTCGGGCGACATGCCTGAGTATTACCAGAAGAGCGACCCTGCGGTCAAGGCCGGTAAGGCTCAGGCCGGTGACAAGATCGACTATTCGGAACTGTTCGAGATGGGTCCTGCCGCGTTGTGGCTGCTTCCCGCCGATGCGAAGATTGGCGAATCGTCCATTACGGATATCACGCCGATTGTGAATGCGGCCGCTTCCGATGTGAAGCTTCTGGCAGGTGCCACTGGCACTCCGTTGTCGATTCTTTCTCCTGATGTGGCTGGTTCCGCCGAGGGTGCGAAGCTGACGACTCGTATGCTGCGGTTGAAGGTCCGTGACATGAACATGAGGGCCAATGACGCTTTCGTGCTCCTGTTGAGGATGGCGTTGACCGCTTCCGGCAGTAATGCTTCGGAGGAGCGTTTCGAGACGACTTGGGAGCCGTTGGAGCTTCCGTCCGAGTTGGAGCAGTGTCAGGCGGCGGCTCAGGTGAAGGGTGTTCTTCCGTTGAAGACCATCGCCCGTCGTTATCTGCATATGACCGAGACGGAGATCGCGGAGATGATTCAGGATGCCCAGGATACGAGTTTCCTGAATGCCATGGCGCGGCAGAACGCGGCTTTGGATTCGTCGGCGAAGCAGACTGATGCGACGGTGAATGATTCGTATCTGGGTGACGGGTCCGGTTTGGATTCGTTCTCCACCGGCTCTGGTTCGGATTCGATGTCGTCCGATGTGTCGTCCGATGGGTCGTCGTCGGATGATTCGTCCGACGTTATGGGGGTCTGATGGCCGATAGCGCGTTGGCTGCCGTTCAGGCGTTGGATGACCAGCGGTTGAAGCTGGTTGACGAGTTCGTCCGCAGGGCTTGGAACATGTGGCGTAGCTTGACTCCTTCCGACTGGTGGAATGATGCGGTGGCCGAGGGTGCGGCTGCTTATGTGACGCAGCAGCATATCGCGTTCGTGAAGGCTATGCGCCAGCAGGGCATCTCGTATGCGGATACGATGCTGCGTCTGGCCGGTGTGAACGGTTTGGGGGATATCCCACAATATGAGGTCGTTCGCGCCAACACGGACCCGTGGCAGGTCGCCATGAGGGTCGCGGACGAGTATCGCACTCAGGCCGTGAAGAATCCTGGGATTCGACCTGCTACGTGGGATGAGATTCTGAAGGATGCCGACCAGTCCGCCGCCAACCATGTGAAGGCTTGGCTGATGGCCGCGAAGGTCCAATTGGACACGAACGCCGTGACCGATGGGTATGTCGCCCAGAATCGCGCCATCCAGTCGCGTTACAGGAGTTCCGGTGTCGAACGGTATCGTCGTGTGATTCATCCCGAACTGTCGAAGACCGGCTCGTGTGGTTTGTGTGTCGTGGCTGCGACCAACACGTTCACGAGGGCTGATTTGATGCCCATGCACAACAGATGCAAGTGCACAATTTCTCCGATTACCGCATCGAATGATCCCGGGTTGAAATTGAACTCGGATGATTTGATGACGATATACAAGGCCGCTGGCAAAACGTCGGGCCATGATTATTCCACGAGCGCGACGGATTTGACGAAGCTTCGCGTGAAGGTCGTCAACAACAGCGAGCTTGGGCCTGTGCTGCTTCGCAAGGATGCTCCGGTGAATGAGAACGCGCCGGAATGGCATCTGCCTGACATGAGGATGACCCGCGCTCAGATGGAGCGCATGTGCGCCCGTGCGACCGAGTTCAACGCCCGGTACAAGGAATTGCTGGATGGTGACAAGGATTCGGTTCAATTCCGTTTCGATGGGCGTTCGTATGAGTTCAAAAAGACAGTCCACACTAAGCAGGCTTGGCAGTATGTGCGGAGCCTGTTGGCTTATTCTCGCGGTTTTTTGGGACTGGCCGCTTAAATATTAAGGAGATTTGGTCTTATGGCCTCTCAGGATAATGAAGTCGAATCCGAAAAGGACAAGACTGTTGGGCAGGCCGGAACGGTCGAGGATGCCGTGAAGGATGCTCAGACCACTCCGGTTGACGAACCCGCCGTTGAGCATGACGCTCCGGCTGATGATAAGGGTTCCGGTGATTCTTCCAAGCCGTCCGATAATGACGAGCTTGCCAAATGGAAGGCTATGAGCCGTAAGAACGAAGACCGTGCTTCGGCCAATTACAAGGCTTTCCAGTCCGCTGATGCGGAGCTTAAGGCCGCGAAGACGCAGATTGCGCGTCTTGAGGCCAAGGCTAAGTATCCGCAGATCACGGACGCTGTTCTTTCCGACCTCTGCCCCGCAACGGAGCCGGAGGCCATCGCGTCGTGGGCTGAGAAGTATGCGGCGTACAACCCGATTGACACTTCCAAGGTGGAGAGGAAACCGCAGCAGACTGAGGATGCTTTGGCCCGCAAGGTAGCCATGCAGGCCGAGTTCCCGTCCGGCACCTCGCATCCGAAACGTCAGCCGGGCGACGCTTACAAGCGTGTGATGGAACGTCAGAAGGCACGTAAGCGCAGCAAGTAGTTTCCTACTGATTCTTTGAAAGGATTGAGCGTATGACTCAAGAGATGGCTCATTTCTCCGGTATCGTCACCGTTGAGGAGGACAATTCCTGGCGTTATGGCGAGAAGAACACCAATGATTCGGTGTCCGTCACCATCGTGCCTGAATTGTTCAAGACCGCAGACAACAAGTATCTGACCGGTGTGGGTCCGAAGGCCACGACCGTTTACATTCGTTCCGGCATTCCGCTGGCGAAGATCACTTCCGGCGCGAACGTCGGCTCGTATGGTCCGTATGACAAGCAGGCCACCGATGGACGTCAGACCAAGATCGCCGGTCTGCTTGAATCCATGGTGTCCGTGAACATCAACCTGTCCGGCTGGGATGTGGACGACCCGCTCGTAGGCATGACCTATCGTGGCGACATCGTGGCCTCGAAGCTTCCGGTGAAGCCGGAGTCCGGTGCCGTGTGGGGCGGCGAGTTCTACGACGTTGAGGATGACGTTGTGGAGCCGTTGTCCGTTTCGACCGGCGCGACCATCACCGCGATCAAGCTGACCAAGGATGGTACCAATGCCATCAATGGTGGCACAGCCACCCTCTCCAACGGTAAGACCGTGAACATCACAGTTTCCTGATTGACGGTCTTTTACTTCTAAACATTTTGTGAAACCCACCCATCGCGGTGGGTTTTTGCGTATCTAAGGAGTTTTTTCTTGGCTATTGACAAGACTATTATCCCGCCGTCCGAGGCGACCGAGGTCGCTCAGGCGGGACATGACTATGTGAACAGCATCCTTCCGTTGTCGAACATCTTCCCGGTCACCTCCAACGGTGGCGACTGGACCGCTTCGTGGACTCCGGTCATTCCGAAGTCGAAGACCCGTGCGATGAAGCATCGTGCGTTGGATGCCGAGATCGGGCACACCAAGTCCGAGACCTCGACCGCTGAGATTCATGCCGGCCTGTTGCCGTTATCCGGTATGGACCATATCTCCGAGCGTGATATCGCCAAGCATCAGGACGATACCGCCTATATCCACGATCAGGCCGAGGCGAAGTTCGAGGCTCTGGGCCAGCAGGCCGGTGTGACCGAGGAGTTGGAGCGTTTGCAGTGCTTGGTGACCGGCAAGGTGGTCATCAAGGAGAACGGCGTCGATGTGACGTATTCGTTCAGGCGTCCGGGCAACCAGCAGAATGTGAAGCCTACCACCACTTGGGATAACGACAAGTCGAACCCGTGCGACGACATCGAAGCGTGGGTGAAGATCATGCGCAAGGCTTACGGTCGTAAGCCGCACGCCGTCGCCACCACCGGTGTGGTCATCGATGCCATGCGTACCAACGAGTTCTTCCGTACTCAGGTGTCCGGCATGGATTTGGAGCATTCGAAAACCAAGCTGTCCCGTCAGGAGGTGTTGGACGTGCTTCGTGCGCAGTCCGGCATCACCGACGTGCTTCTGGTCGATGAGGCTTACGAGGATTTGAAGCTCGACAACACCTTCGACATGGATGCCGATGTTTCCACCGCGTTCCCGGACAAGACCTTCATCCTGCTTCCGTCGTTCAACGATTCGTCTCTTGGAGCTACCCTGTCCGGTCCTACCGCAGAGGCCCAGAACTCCGAGTACGAGATCAACAAGAGTGTGAACGATGGTCTTATCGGCGCTATGTTGTCGCATCAGGCTCCGTTGAACTACGACATTTGGGTCAACGGCAATTATCTGCCGATTCTGAAGGAGGCCGTCTCGACCTTCAAGGCGGACGTGTTGGGCGAGTAGCCCTCTTGAAGCTTAGGGGGGTTCGCTGATGTCGAATGGTGTTACCGATGCCGTCGATTGGGTGGAATGCTTGGAGCTTCATTGCCTTCCCGACGCCGACGTGTTGAAACGGTATCCGAACGCTTGGCTTACGTACATGTGCCATCGTGCGGAGACCGTGGCGTCCGCTTCGAGCACGAACTGCTTGCCACGGTTGAAGTCCGGCGACCTTGACCTTGAGGATTACGAGTTCGTCATCTGTTCTATGGTGTGGCGCGTCATCCGCTATTCGGATATCAAGACCGAATCGAACGGCACGTACCAGTTCACGCGTTTCGACTCGCAGGACAATCCGCCAGGCAAGGATGCGTCGCCAAATCTGTATCTGTCGAAAAGGGAGAAGCAGATTCTTGACGGCTATGCGAATGGGCGCGGTCCTATCGGAACCGTTGGCGTCGGTGTGAACCGTATCTATGGAATGTGATGCCTATGTCTCGTGAAACATGGGATTTGGGGCATCCTTACGATAAGTCCGGCTCCGATGCCGTTGTGGAGCATCCTTACAAGGATGTCACGGTTCCTTGGGTGAAGCCTGATTCGATTCTGTATCGGGACAAGGTGATCGTCGTGTTGTACACGGTCCGTCGTGGGCCTCATGGCACGACGTATGTGCCCGGCAAGGCTTACTGGTGCTGGTGTTCCATTGAGGGCCGCGAGCAGCAGGCTGGCATGTTTTCCATTTCCGGTGCCGAGGATAAGTCGCCGCAGACTTGGGGTGGTTTGCGTGAGGTCACGCCGTCTCAGGTCGCTGCCGTGGAATGGCATGGCGATATCCATACGGAGGTTTGGTATCAGGGCGACTGCTACGACGTTGACGGCGCTCCGACGTTTCGTCAGCATGGCGAGGTTCCACACTATGAGATGCATATTCGGCGTAACGCCGACTATTCGCAGATTCCTGTGGGGTTGCGTCCGAAGCCTCCTGAACCGGACCCTGACGACCATGTGTGGGGTGAGGCCGATGGCAAGAGTTTTCATTGACCGTGATCTGAGCACGAAGGTGGCCGAATGGTTCGGCCCGCAGGCCACGTCGGAGAAGGCCGACGAGGTGCTTGCGGATGCGAGGATGCTTGCGACCGTGCGTGCCGAGGGCCGTGATCCGGGTATTCCGGTCGCGAAGGATCTGAGTCTTGAGAAGCGTTACCACGGCATCGACACCGACGTGTGTCTTGACGTGGAGGGCCGTGACGGGTCGAACGTGGCCGTCGAACACGAGTGGGGCGCATGGAACGTGCAGCGCCGCCATTGGGTCGAGGGCCATCATGTGATGCGTGACGCGGCCCGTATGAACGGTGGTGTCTGATGCCGCTGATTCAGCCTGATTACGAGCGTTACCCGCAGGAGCGTCCGATGGTTGACTTCGATTCGCTCGTGTACACGCTTCTGACCGCTGGTTTCGCTGACAATGCGGATTGGCCTGACGTGCATGTGCTCAACGAGGTCGATGTGGATGTCGATGCGTGGGCCTCGTTCTCGAACATCGTGTTGTTCCATTCGAACGCTCCGACCATGGCTACCGGCAATCATTCGACCGGCGTGTGGGATTGCGATATCGACATCATCGTCGCCACGAACGACGCCGACCGCTCTTTCGGCTTGGCGCAGGAAGTGTACCAGCAGATCATGCAGTGGCCGCGTTACGGACGTACCGATTATGGTCGCGTCATTCGGATTGTCGGCAATCCCGGTTTTGGCAAGAGCGCCGGTGGCAAGCAGGCCACGGGCAAGAAGGTGAAGCAGTATTCCGCTTCCTCGTTCACCGTCCGCGCGGAGGATTCGCTTCGCGTTGGATGATTTTCCGTTTTTTCGTTTTCAAGCCTCGCCTCGTGCGGGGCTTTTTTTGTAAGGAGATATGAGATGGCGTTTAATGACGACGCTACTTTGATTGCCACTTACGGCACTTTGTTCTACGCTCCGGTCGGAACCGCTCTTCCGGCTTCCGGCGCTAAGGCGTTCCGGTTGAACTCGGACACCATTCCAGCGGGCAGTGGTGGTGGCACTTGGAAGAATCTGGGGCATACTTCCGCCGACAACAAGATTTCGTTCTCGTTCGATGGCGGCGACGCGACCACGCATAATTCGTGGGCGCGTAAGAACCTGCGCACCACTTACGCCGATTCGACCTGCACCATCACCGCGAAATCGTTGCAGTTGGATGGCGACACTCTGAAGCTGATCTACAACGGCAATGACGAGGATGGCGGTGTTGGCGTGGATATCACCAAGAAGCCGCAGACGTTCAGCCTGTTCCTGTTGGCTCAGGAGTCCGCCGATGATGATTCGGACATCCGTTTCGGCGCTTTGTTCCGCAAGGTTTCCGTGACCTTCGATGGCGGTCCTGATTTCTCTGGCGATGATTTCGTTGAGCAGGGCATGACCGGCGAGGTAGAGACCGTCACCGGCAAGAAGCCGATTGTGTTCTTCGAGGCTTCGAAGATGAAGCAGTCCTGATCAAGGCTGTTTCCTCTTTGTTCTGACGCCGGACCCCTGTTTCTCCTATCCGGGGGTTCCGGTCTTTTCCCGTTCTTCGTTGACGGAAGATAGGAGATTTTCAATGCTTTCAGATAGGAGAAAACATGGTTGACGAGACCGTTGAAGAGAATACCGCCACCGGGTCCGATGATTTCCGTATCCCGGAGACTTGGACGGAACTGTGCGAGAACGAGCCGCTGTTCTCGCTTCTGCCGCCTCTGGCCCCTGCCGAACGCCTCTCGTTCAAGCAGGCCGCACAACTGCGCAAACTGGACAGCATGGCCGGTTTCACGCTCAACGCCGACATCAACGGCCCCGAAGCCAAGTCCTTGGACGACATCGAGGCGAAGATCGACGAACGTATGGAGTTCGTCGGCACGGCTTTGGATTGGGTCAAGTCGCTGACCGACGAGCCGGACAAGGTTGACGAGTGGACGACCGGCATCGGATTGGATGAACTGTTCTGGCTCATCGAGGCGATTCTCATGTTCTACACGGACCAACTGGGAAAATCGCTCGCTTCGAAGCGCAAGTCCGCGTCCACCCGGTCGAACTGACTTCCGACTTCCAACGTTTCTATGGTCTGGACATAACCGGCGCGAGGCTGAATCCCACCCGCGCCGAACGCCTCACGGCGGGGCTGATGGCAATGCCTGACAGCCTGTACAGGGCGCGGATATTGGAGGATGAGCCTCCAACCACGTCCGATGAATCCAAGACAGACAAGCCGACCGTACTGCCATGGCTTGGATGGGATTCGAAGACGATGGTCGCCGTTGAGATTCGCAACATGATGAACGCGGTAATCACCGCGAAATACGGGGGCAAGAATGCCAAACCGCATCCACTGCTCCCTCCCGACGCTGACAAGGAGCCGCCTCGCCGGGAGAACGAAGGTACAGCGGAGAACTTCGAACGCATGTTCACGAAGTTCCACATGACCTGATTCTGAACAAACCCCCACATTCCCGTGGGGGTTTTCTATTTCCGTCTTTCTTTCTGGGGGTTGCCTATGGCTGGCGAGCATCGCGCCGGTACGGTCGTCGTTCGTGTCACTGCGGATACGAAGGGTTTCCGCCGTCAGGTCGAGGAGGCCGCACGCGGCATAAACGACCTCGACGTGAACGCGGTATTCGAACCTGACACCGCCCAGCTTGAACGCGCCTACCGCGAATGGAACGGCAAGAACGCCTCCATACAGTTCAATTTCAAACCCAATACGAAGAACATCGACCCGTGGATGAAACGGTTCGAACAGCAGGAGGAGCGCCTTCGTCGCGGCCTCACGCTCAAACCGGACTTCGATTCGTCCAAATTGAGCCGTGGCCTGTCCGAGTTCAATTCCCGCACCAACACGGCCCTCCGTGGCAACGGGCTGCTGAACTCGAAGCTGATCGAAAAGAACCTCGACCAGACAGTCAAGGCGTTCGACGCCAAAGGCCGCGAGATTGCCGACACATCCTTCTTCAAGAAGTCGGCCCTCCAAAAAACCGAACAGCTTTCGTTCGCGACAAGCCTCGACAAGACCGTCGATAAGTACCGCGAGAAGAAGATGGACCTGTACCAGCAGGTCCGTGGACTCATCAAAGGCAACGAACACCTCTCCAACGAGCAGATACGCCAATTCGAGAAACTGTCCAACCGAATCGTCAAAACCCGCAACGACATTCGCGGACTGAAAGGCGACCTCGCCAAGGCCACCCGCGAAGTCGAACGCCTCGACGCGCAACGCCTTGAGATGAAGACGCAGAAGCTCCCGACATCCGACCTATGGAAGCAGGAACGCGAAGCCGCGAAGCAGGTCACGGCAACCAACAAGGCGCTCGCAGGTCAGGAGAAGGAGCTTGGCAGGCTCCGTAAGGCGCAGTCGTCGCTTGTGGACATCGCGTCCGATGGTGATGCGAAGCGTGTATCGAAGATGACCCGTCAGGTGCGTGCCCTTGAGGAGAGCATCGTCACCGCTGGCAATTCGCTGTCGAACTTCTCCAAGGCCCGTGACACGGCTTTGGGACTGCATCAAAAGCAGGAGACATATGCCGACTGGTTCAAGGGCCAGCAGGTTGCGTCGTCGCGTTTCGCGAAGGAGATCGAGGCGCAGCAGGCCGAGATGGCCCGCGAGTCGAAGAAGGCTAGGGACGAGTGGTCCCGTCCGGTTGACTCCACGGACATCGCCCGCGAGCAGTTCGCGGAGTCGCGGCGTGAGGCCGAGAACCTTATCGACACGTATCGTGGCGTGCGCAAGGAGCTTGAGTCCGACGTGTCCGCTATGAAGCGGAACAACCGGAACTGGTTCGACCTTGACGAGTACAAGCGTACCGTCAAGATGCTTGGCGAGATCGACGACCGTATTGAGAAGCTGAAGAAGAGTCCGGTCACGAAGGCGACCCGTCTTGAGGGTTCCGATTTCCAGAAGCGTCTCGCCGACCTGTATTCGATGAACGGCGTCCGTAACCGTCAGGATATCCGTCTTCGGTTCGTTGCTGAGAATCTGCGCGAGGTCAAGTCGAAGATCGAGGCGTTCAAGCGTCGCGGCGTCGATGTTCCGGTCACGTTGAAGGCCGAACTGCGGGAGGTGTACCGGCAACTGGCCTATTACCAGCGTCTTCTGAAGGATAATCCGAAGGCGCGGGTGAAGGTCGATGTCGAAGGTGATTTCGCCCGTCTGAACCGTGATATCGAACGGTTCGAGTCGCAGCGTGTGAAGGTCGAGTTCTACGAGGATGGCGCTGACGAGATACGTCGCGCCATGCGGGAGCTTGAGCATAAGAGGCTCGATGTTCCGGTCACGTTGAAGGCCGAGTATTCGAACGTCGAAGCTGAGATGCGCCGGTATGCGGAGAAGCTGAAGTCCAATCCCGATGCGGAGATTCCGGCGAAGCTCCATATCGACAAGAAGCACGCCGAGGAGGAGCTGAAGAGGTTCCAAGAAAAGAACGACACCCTTGATATGGATGTCGATCTTGAGACCGCTTTGGCACGCGCCCATCTCGCTTACTTCACTCGCCCGCGCACGATTGACATCTTCGCCAAGTTCCATGGAACTGACATCGGCAAGATTCTCAACGGCATGACGTATGGCGCGTCCGGCTTGAAGGGTGTCGAGAACCAGTTCCAGAATCTTGTGAACCTGTTCGACACGTTGGACAAGAAGGTTCCACGTCTAGCGCTTGTCGGCACCGTATTGTCCGATATCGGCGCTGGTGCAGTGAACGTCTCCGGTACGGTCGGCGGATTGGGTAAGAGCATCGTGAGCCTTTCCAAGGCCTCTTATGCCGCTCCCGCCGCGTTGGCCGGATTGGGTGCCGCGTTCGCCACGTTCAAGATGATCTACGGCGACAAGGGTGATACGTGGAGCAGCCAGATCGACTTCGCCAACACGAAGCTGTCCCAGCTTTCCCAGAGCGTGCAGGATGCGTTCTATGGCAAGGCGAAGCCCGCCATCATGGATACGGCGAACGCGATAGGCGATTCGCTGGTGCCGGAGATGAGCACTCTCGCCAAGCATGAGGGCGAGATAGTCGAAAAGCTCATGCTCGCCGTGAAGGCGTCCTATCAGGCGAACGAGCTGCCAGCCGTCTTCGACCGTGTGAACGAGTCGATGGACAATCTCGTTCCCGGTGCCGAATCTCTGATTACCGCATTGTCCCATATCGGCATGGTCGGCGGCAAGTATCTGCCGCAGTTCACGCAATGGTTGAGCGAGGATGCGTCTTGGTTCGCCAAGTGGGCCGAGAACGTGATGGACGACTCCGACCGTGTTGACGAGGCCATGTCCGAAGTCAAGGAGCAGGCTGGTTATCTTGGCTCGTCTCTTCGCTCGTTGAAGGGTATCGCGCAAGGTGCGTTCACTCCGATTGCCCAATACCAGAATGGCATCGAGCAGTTCAGCAGCGTGTTGCAGCGTGCCGACCGTGCGATTAACTCCATGAGCGCTCAGGATACGTTGCGTGCTTGGGTGACTGGCGCTAGGGATGCCCAGAAGGGCGTGCGTGACGCTTTCGCCGATATCGGACATGCGGCGAACGAGTCACGGAACGATCTTGCCGGTACGATGACGAATCTTGGTCAGTTGACCGGTAATTTCGTGGCCGACATCTCGAAGCTGGCTTCCGGCACTTCGGGTAGCATCCGTACGTTCTCCGGCGATGTGCGTGATGGTCTGAGCATGGTGACTTCCAGTCTCGCGTCCACGTCTCCGATGTTTTCGAGTCTTGTCCGCATGGCGGGCCAGTTGTCGAAGACGTTCGGCGGCACGCTTGCCAACTCGTTGAAGGCTGCCGCTCCCACGATTGAGGCCATCGCCAATGCGACGAGCGCGTTGAGTTACGCCTTCTCGAAGCTGCCAGTTCCGATTCAGGGCATGTTGGGCTTGTGGATGACGTTCGGTCGTGCTGGCAAGTCAGCTTGGACGGCGTTGAAGAGCGGCGCTTTGGAGAACATCCAGAGCACGATGCAGTATCAGAACACGTTGCGCCAGCTGGGTGTGACGATGGATGGCACGAAGGTCAAGGCTTCCCAGTTGATTTCCGCGATGGCTCGCCTTTCCCGTAACGAGACGACGGCTGAGGTCGCAGGCGGCGCGATGGCGTATGGCAATGTGGCGGGCTTGTTCACCGGCTCCGTCAAGGGTATGGAGCAGATGGGGGAGCAGGCTGAGAAGACCGCTTCCAAGGTGGCAAAGACTGGTCAGGAGGCCCGTCTTGCAGCCGAGGGGGCTGTCCTGTTGGGCAATAACGCCAGTAGTGCTGGCAAGGGTCTGCGAAGCCTGGACGACAACGCCGAACCCGTCAAGGGCAAGCTTTCCGGCTTGAAGAGCGTCGCCAAGGATACCGGCACCGTCCTATTGGATATGCTTGGCGGTCCTACTGGCATCGCATTGACAGCTGGTCTCGCTGCCGCTGGCACGGCGTTCAGCGCGTATTCCCAGCATGTCGAACAGGTCAAAGCCAACATCGAATCGTTCAACGAGGCGGCTAAGGCAACGCCTGACGCTTTGTCAACTCAGGTTTCCTCGCTTGAGGGGTTGAAGAACCGGCTGGATAACTTCGGTTCCACACTGAAATCCAACTTCTCCACTTCGGATTCCTCTTGGGACAAGTTCTGGCGTGGAACGTCGAATGTGGATAGCATGTCTTCTGCATTGCAGATGCTCGGTCAGAACGAGGATTCGGTCGCACGCAAACTGTCCGGCAGCAAGAGTGACTACAACAGCTACATCAAGACGTTGCAGCGGATGACAACCCAGACGAACAAGCAGGCTTCGGCCGACAAGAACTCCGCGACCGTGTTCGATATGAGCAGTATGAACAGGCTTCAGAAGTCCGCCAACATTCACGAGGCCGCGAAGACCGCTTTGGCTGACGCTCAGAACTACAACGATGAGATCGAGAAGTCCATCAAGACGCAGGCCGCTGCCGCTGGCAAGAGCGATGGTTGGGTCGATCTTCTTCGTGATGAGGGTCAGGATTGGCAGTCCATCGCGGATGGGCTATTGAACGCCACCGAGAAGAAAGAGCGGTTGGCTACCGTGACAGGCTCTCTGGCGTCGCAGATTGAATCCCAGCGCAACGCGAACATTCAGGCCGCTGCCGCGTCCAGCAGTTATGCGAAGACGTTGCAGCAGGTTGGCGAGGCGATGAAGACCGTAAATGATCTTCATTCCAAAGGCCAACAGGTTTGGGATGCCCAGAAGAAGGATTTCGACTATACGACTGAGGCTGGCCGTACCGCCGCCGACTCGTTGACCGCTTTGGCTTCCAGTTCGAACGATTACCTGAATGCGATGATTAAGCAAGGTAAGTCGCAGAAGGATGTGCTCGCCAAGCAGAAGGAATTGTCCAGCAACTTCAACGCTCAGGCCAGTGCCGCTGGTTTGGACGCCGCTGCTGTTGACGGATTGAACTCAAGTCTGTTGATGACTCCGAAGGAAGTCACCACACAGATCAACGTTCAATCGTTGGAGGCGAAGGAGAATCTGGCGAATGTCGTTGACAGTATGAGCTACCTGTTCCCCGATGGGACACGTAAGCAGGTCAAGGATATTCTGTTGAACTCCATCTGGCAGGGTAAGACCGATGCCAACCAGTTGTCCGACATGGTGCAGAGGCTTTCCGATGGCAAGCATACGGTCGTGATTACCGGCGATAACAAGCTGGCGATTGTCGCGGCCAATGATGTGACCAATGCCGTCATGAAGGTGCCCGCGTTGAAGAAGGTTTACCTCAAGGCCATCACCGAAGGCAAGAGTGATACCGAAGCGTTGGAAGAGAGTATTTCTTCGATTCCGACGATGAAGAATGCTTTTGTCAAGGCGAAATCCGAAGGCAAGTCCGATTTGGATGCGCTAAGGGATGCCATCTGGCAGGTTCCTGAGATTAAAGAAGCCTACTTGAAGGCGACTTCCTCTGGTAAGAGCGAGGTTGATGCCCTGCGAATCGCGTTGAGTTTGATTCCAGATGTGAAGAACACTGACATCACCGCAACTGATAATACGCAAGCTGGCGTGGCTAGCGCGCAGTCTTCTGTGAATGGCGTGAAGCAGACCTCTCCTACTGTGATTGACGCTGTTGATAGGGCTAGTGTTATAGCGCAGATAGCGAAGGGCAATATTGAGAATGTGCCTCGTAATTGGCCTACGCTTTTCGCTGGTATTGGCAATACGTCTGCTGTGGCGGTTGATGCGAAAAACCAGATTGTCTCCGTGCCTACATGGTGGGGGAGTCGTCTTGACGCTTCCACGACCGGATATGATGCTGTTGCAGGTCTCGCTGGGCAGTGGAACAGCATCCAAAGCAAGAGTGTGACGCTTGATGCGTCTGTTGTTGCTAGGGGTATTGCGAATGCTGGTCATAAGGCTACCGGTGGTCGTATCAGCGGGCCGGGTACTGGCACGTCTGATTCGATTCCGATGTGGTTGTCGGACGGTGAGCATGTTATTCGTGCCGCTGCGGCGAGCAAGCTTGATCGTACTGTCGGCCCGAATTTCCTGAACGTGTTGAACGCTACCGGTGATCTGGACAGGGCGGTGTCGCAGGCTCGCACGTCGTATGCGCGTTCCGCGCGTGACATGAGCCGTAACGCCTACGCTTCCGGTGGAAGGGTCCAGAGAATGTTGGATTCGGCCACGTCCATCACGGTCAGCATTCCTTCACGGGATGATCGTGAACTGGTGTCCGCCGTGAATGATCTGCGTCGTGAGGTTGCGGGCTTCCGTGATGGTATCGGCGGTGAGATCAGTCGCAATAGCAGTCCTTGGCCTAGCAAGCGTGATTTCGTCCGTGATGTATTGGAGGCCAGTCGTGGCAGGTGAGCTTGCGTATGTGAGTGGTTTGACCGGTGAACGGTTCGACGTGTCGGATTATGAGACCGTTGATTTCGAGGGCGCGTTGGAGTTACGTGGCCGTGACTGGGAGTACACGGTGCGTAACGGTGGGTTGACTGGCGTTTCGAGGAAACGTCGGGAGATTTCCGTTGACGTGCATTACGGTGATGCGGTGGCGTTCGACTCGTTCATGCGGGCTGTTGACACTGATCTGGCCGTAGGCAAGCCGGGACGGTTGGAGGCGGTGAATGGTGCGGGGGAGGTTTGGACTCAATCGTGTTATGCGGTGAAGTCCGAGGCCTCCTCGCATCCGGGTTCTTCTGACCCGGTGTGCGCGCTTTCGTTCGTCCTGTTGGATGGCGTGTGGCGGCATGAGGCCGGTACCGTGTCGTATCAGCCTGTGTCCGGGTCTGCCGCGGCTGGCTTGGATTTGCCGACTGACATGGGTTATGATCTGGCTGTTTCGCGTCCGTCATGCGTGGTGTCTAATCGCATGCGTGTTCCGATGCCGTTTCGTCTGGTCATATATGGGGCTGTTTCGAACCCGTCGTTGACGATTGGCGGGAACGTGTACCGGTTGAATGGTGATGTTCCGGCTGGCGCTTACGTGGCGGTTGACTCGTTGAAGAAGTCGATCATGCTGCATGGTGCGGATGGTTCTCTGCGGAACGTGTTTTCGTGGGGTGTGCGCGGTTCCGGTTTGAATCGTGGACAGTATGTTTTCCAACCTATTCCGGCTGGTTCGAGCGTGGTTGAGTTGGGTTCCGGTTTCGGTTTTGATCTGACTGTTGTCGAGGAGAATGGGGACCCGACTTGGTTGATTTGATTTGCGCTGACGAGAATGGCGTGCCGTTCCACGCGACTTCCGATTGCGTGTTGGATTGCGCGTGGGGGTCGGGTGAGAATGATTTCGAACTGACGTTGTATGACGGTACCGTGCTGCCCGACCGTGGTCTTGTCTATATTGATGGGACCGAGGTCGGCGGCATCGTCGATCATATGAAGGACGAACTGTCGGATGGCGTGAGTGTGGTCACGTATTCCGGTCGGAGTTGGCACGGCATGTTGGCCGGTAAGGTGTTGCAGCCGGATTCAGGGCAGGATTATCTGAAGGTGTCCGGCCCTGTGAATCAGGTGTTGTCGAACCTGTTGGCCCGTATTGGCTTGTCTGACGTGTTCAAGGTCCGCGCGGATTCCACGAAAACCATTCCAACGTTCCAGTTTGACAGGTATTGCACCGCGTATGATGGCATCCGCAGGATGCTGGCAGCGAATGATCTGAAACTCATGTTTCAGGAGGTTGACGGCACGGTATGGATGTATGCCCAGCCGATTGTCGCCCATGATGATACGGTCGATTCCGATCTGGTTGATTTTTCCATCACGAAGGATTACCGGCGTACCAACCATATGATCGGCTTGGGCAAGGGTGATTTGAGGAATCGTCTTGTCGTCCACTATTATGCGGATGGTTCCGGCAAGGTGTCCAATACTCGCACGTTCGGTGGTCGTGACGAAATCGCCGCAGTCTATGATTATTCGTCCGCCGAGAAGGACGAGTTGGACAAGCAGACGAAGAAGCAGTTGCAGGATTTGCAGGGCGCTGGCGCTGTTGATGTGACCGTGCATGACGGCTTGTCTTTGGATGTTGGCGATAGGGTCGCGGGCTGCGATCATGTTACCGGCCTGACGGTTACCGCCATCGTGTTGAAGAAGATCGTGAAACTGTCTGGCGGCTTGCTGTCCGTATCGTATGAGGTTGGCGACGCGGCTTCCTCGAAGACGGAATATTCGAATTATACGAGTTCCTCTTCCTCTTCGTCTTCCGGTTCGGCTGGCGGTGGCGTGTCTTTGACGGCTGGCCGTGGCCTGTCGATTTCAGGCGGCACGATCAACGCTGAGGTCGCTTCCGAGGATTTGGATTCCGTCAGACAGACTGCCGAGTCGGCTAACAGGACGGCTTCCGGGTTCGCGGCGCAGATCGGCAAGGCGAATCAGACCGCCGAGGATGCGAAGAACGTCGCCGATGCGGCCAAGAGCGTGGCCGACAGCGCCAAGTCGGGCATGATGACCGATTTCGAACGGTCGAAGCTCGCTTCGGTCGAACGGGGCGCGAACGCCTACACGCTGCCGAAGGCGTCCACGGACGTGTTGGGCGGCGTGAAGGTGGACGGTTCCACGATCGTGAGCGTGGATGGCGTCATCAGCGCGCATGTCGGCGACGGCGCTTCCGGGAAGGCCGTGTTCCCGGTCGGCTATGTGGTGATGAACACGACGGGCGTTGACCCTTCCGTTGATTTCGGCGGCACGTGGAGGCAGTTGCCTTCGCTTGGTTGTTCCATGTTTGAAAGGATAGGCTAGTGAAGTCTGACGGTTACTCGAAGTACGTGTGCGACAAGTGCGGCAAGACCGCCTATGTCGCCGCTGGCGATACGGAGGCTCGTGAATGGTACACCGTGCGCCGCTATTCGGCTGGCAAGGCGACCCGCATCGCGGATGATGTGGCACCTGACATCTACGAATTGTGTTCCCAATGCAATGCGTCGTTCATGACGTTCATGCAGCAGGATGACGCTTCGTTCGAAGCATGGTTGAAGGAGGTCGGACAGTGACCATCGAACTGGTTGACGGCAAGGCCGGCACGGCTCATATTTCAAGCGAGGACAAGGCGATCATCCACCAGGCCAAGTTCTCGAAGTCCGACATGGTGTTCGACTGGGGCGACGTATTCAAGTGTTCGATGAGTTCGTCCAACAGGGCGACGGTCGGCACTGGTTGCGCGTCGATACAGGGCTTGGACTGGCATATCACGTCGGCGGAATCGGTGACGATTTCCAACGGGTCGCAGGGTATGAAACGCAATGACATCATTTGCGCGCATTACAATCGTAACCCCAAGAACGGTAATGAGCTGGTGGAGTTGGTCGTGTTGAAGGGTTCGCCGAATGCGACTGCCGCCGCCGACCCGACCATTCCGTCAGGGAAGATATTGTCCGGCGCGGTTGACGCGTACATGCCGTTGTGGCGTATCCCGCTTAACGGCATCACGGTCGGTACGCCGGTGCGCCTGTTCACGCCGAGGGGGGCTTTGTGGGATTCCGTAACC